CTAGGTAGAATAAAATATGTCATTACTTGATGTGGATTTAATGATGAAATCAAAAATAAAACAACCAGACATAACACAACGGCTACATAAACTTTGTGTCTATAGTTTCCATTTAAGAAAATATCTAACAATACCAAGCCTATAATAAAAACTGCTGGTAATATGTGTGTATACATTGATATTACTATAAACACTAAGAAACCACAAAAGAATTTTATTTTGCTGTTTCTTTGTTCTTTATCTTTTGTATTTAAATACATATAAAGAGCAAGCATTGCAAAAAAGAAACCTAACGATTCTGTACTATTGAATATGCTCGATCTATATATCATATTTTCACTAAATGTCCATAGTGTTGTTGCTACAAGTGCTACTTTCTGGGTTGATATTTTTCTTAGTATATAATAAATAGGAATTATTGTCAATCCACCGATGATTGGGTTTACATATTGGCATAAAATTGTTGGATCAATGTGTGTTATTAAGTAGATAAAATATACTAAGTATTGTTCTAAAACAGGTTGATAACCAAGGCGAAAGGTTGTACCTGTTTTTATTAAGTCAAGAATTGTGTATACATATCCTTCCTCTTCAATAATCCAACGTGGTATGAGATAAAGATGCGGATATGATCTGTAAAAAATACCTGCAATAGATAATATAAATAGCCATATGCTAGTTTTGCTGATTTTAGCCTTAGTCTCTTCTAAAAAACAAAACATTTTGTTCATTTAAATATGTTCCTCTTCTGTCAATGATTGTAAACCCATTTCTTGTAACATTGTCTATGAAATAACTCATAGGGAATGAATATTCATGTACACCCTGCTGACTAAAGTGTTCCCAACCCCAATTAAGTAGACCACCAAAGAAAGAAAAATGGTTTGGTTGAACTATCATTAACCACTTATCTGAGATTCGGCAACCTTCTTTTATGAACGGTAGTGGGTCTTTAAAATGTTCCCACAAACCCTCAGAAAACATAAAATCAAACTTTCTATCTGGATAGCCTGTATTGGAACCATCTTTTCTGAAAACATCTACATTTTCTGTTAATCCATGTAGTTCTGATTTTCTCATTGCATGTGATGATATGTCTATTCCGATTGAGTTTTTAAAACCTATATCTCGCAAGAGTAGTAATGTTTCCCCACTTCCACAACCTACATCAATTGCTGATAGTTCTTTAGATATTGATTTTAACATTTTTCTTATTATTCCCATTCTCTGGACACGAAGGAATTTACCAATAATGGAACTGTGTTCATGTATATCGGCTGATTTTATCCATTCCTCTTCCCATAACCTTGCAACATCTTCAATAGACATACCAACCATCACCTTACACTATCAACGATGGAATATAGTGGTGCTTTGACTTTCTTCACTACTCCAAGCCTAAAATAATAAATATTACTGTTTTTACCAGACGAAAATTCCTTAAATGCTGGTGTGTGTAATACATCATCTGAAAGCAATATACCACCAGATTTCAGATATTTCCAAGCGGTATTGTATTCAAATGACATAACTTCGTAACTATGTTCACTATCATGTAAGAACATATCTATTGAACCTAGTCTATCCAACAGAGGAACCAAAACATCACTGCTAAGACCACGCACTATTTCCCATCTATCCTTTAGTTCATCTGGAACAAACCAACCAATTTTCTTACCTGTTTCACTTGAGTTACGATCACCTGCCAATCTACCTATACCTAAACAAAACTCATCTGGGTCAATAGAGTATAATTTTCCCATGTTATTATCGTGAAGTGCCCTTAATATAAAATAAGAGGAAAAGCCGCTATTAATACCCGTTTCAACAACTATTTCTGGTTTATATTCTCTGACTAGAGCATATATATACTCACAACAATCATACCAAACAGGTCCACAATCTCCTAACATATATCTATAATTAAAATCACTAACAACACACTTGAATTTAGACGTTAATCTGTATGTTCTGGGTTTGGTGACAATATAAGATGCAAGAACAAGTGGATTTGATAATAGATACTTTGTTTTTATTTTATTCATTGTATTCACCTTTTCTTGTTTTTAAAGAGTTGAAAAACATTTTTGTATTGCACCCTCATAATCACTATCCATCTTGTTTTCTTTATGATATAAGATACTACATATTTCACATATCTTTGAATCTTCCATATTCCACCATTCAGATTTAAGCAACATATCTATGGTCTTTTGTGAAAACCTATATTTAATAACCTTCGCTGGAACACCAACAACAACCGCATATGGTGGAACATCCTTGGTGACAACAGCACCAGCACCGATAACAGCACCTGTGGATATATTTACAGGTGGCAGAATTATCACATTTGAACCTATCCAAACATCATTTCCAATTGTAATTAGATTACTTTCTTGGAGATATTCTTCAGCTAACTCTTTTTCAATAAAACCATATTTACGTTCGGTTGTTATTGGGTGTGTAGTAAATCTGTGGATTGGATGATCATATCCAGCAAGAACCAAATTACGTGCTATTGCACAGAAATTTCCTATGCTTTTAAGTGTATGATATTCAGAATTAAGTAACTGTATAACACCATATGTATATCTGCCTATTTCTATGTTAAAATACTTCTTATAAAAATATATCACTAATCTTTGATCTTTATATTTTCTATTCAAAAACCCCAGAATGGATACAATAAATACTGGTGGAATTGACTTTTTATGTAATATATATAGAACACTTAGTATGTGTTTTTCTGTGGTTGTTATATCATTCAAATAAGAATCCCACCATACCTTTGGCATCGTTGAAAACATTAACCCACTCTCTTGGGTTTGTGGCAACATTCCACCAGAACTTTGGGTTTTTGATATAGAATTCGTTAAAACAGTATTGCTCCCATTTCTTCATTTCCTCAAAGTTCATCATATACGTTCCCGGCATGTCTTGATGTGCCTTTCTAACATCAACTATAGTCGTGTTTGGATACTCCTGCAATTGTGCCACATTAATACGGGTAGCACCGTTATCCTTTATCCATTTGACCATATATCTTATATCAGCTTTCGACATCCAAGGGAAGATCATAAAACTAGAGGAAGTCCAGAGCTTGAGCTTGTTGACATCCTTGATAAATTGTGCTTCCTGTTTGACTGTAATATCCTTTTTCATCTCATCTAAATAGCTCTGAATTGGAACTTCATAGCCAACGTGCAAAGTCCGGCAACCAGCATCTTTCATCAGTCTCAGTGTATCATAATCCTTATCAGCACGTGAATAGCAACCCCAACACAATTTGAGTCCTTCACTGAGCATTGTAAGACTGATTTCCCTTGCCCTTGATCCAATAAGTGTTGAATCTTGAAAGAAAAGTTGTTTGATCTGTGGAAGTTCATTTTTGACATACCAAAGTTCTTCCATCACATTCTTGATGCTACGCTGTACATAACGCTTTGGATGTAAGAGATCACAACCATTTGTCCAACTACAAAACGCACAACGGTGAGGGCAACTTAAAGCTGAAAATAAATCAATAAACGGATACCTGAAACTTGTCTGATGATAATCAAAAAAGTCTAAGTGTTCAGCATAAACCTTTGTAACGAAAGGCATCCAATCAAATTCTTCCTGTGTATACGGTTCAGCCTGTGGATTGAAGAGAATATCTTTACCTTCTCTATATTTTAGACCTTGTATTAATCTCTTTGGCTCATCTGTATAAAGGTCTTGTAACGTGTATTCAAAATTTCCGAAAGTCATTTCATTAACGTTTGGGCATTTATCTAGAGCATCGGGCATATGAGCAGACCAAGGACCAACGAGAGTTACATGGTAATCCTTACCCAATTCATTAGCGAATGAAAGATCGGATTCTGCCGTATCATATGCCCAGAAATAGGCTATGGCTTCTGGTTTCAGACTATTAACAAGAAACTTAACGTCTAAACACGAATCTTTTTTCACAGAAGCATCATATAAATAACATTCATGTCCAAATTTCTCTAGTGTTCCAGTAGCATACGCAAGATGGATAGGATACCATGATTGTGTACTAATCTTTGATTTACGAACTAGCCTTCCCGTTCTTATTGCTTCTCCCGGTGGGTTCAATAAAAGAACTTTCAATTTTTACCTTTCTCCTTTCCAAAGTGTATTTCCCAAAAAATCCAAATCCAAACACCACTAGTATATGCACCAAATCCTATAAGGACAAGAGATGTTAATCTTAACCAAGGCACAAAATATGTAATTGCAGAAATTGTTAAAAGCCCACAACCAATGACAAATTCTTTGATTGTTGGTGGTTCAAGATTGTACTCATCATTACGAAATATAAAATAAATAAGGATAAAACCCAAACCACCTATTGTTAATAAAAACGTACCTAAATGTTTCTCTGGACTTATAAAATCTACAATTCCAGCAACCAATATGAGTATAGAAAACATATATAATGATACTGGATTTGGTGGATCACCTACGATACTCAATTAGTAAACCTTCCTATAGCCATGAGTATGATTATTACAATAATCAATATTAATGCTGAAAACCATGTAAAAAGTGGGTCGATTTTTCTATTTTCAAATACCATATTTATAAACTCTCCCAAGCTGGGGGGATTTTTGCATCTGGTTCCACATAATACTTGAAAAGTTCATCCAACACAGTTGAGACATTCTTCTCTGGTTTCCAGCCGAAACGTTTGTATATTTTTTCAATATTTAGCGTAGATTCTAGCACATATCCATTTGGTGCAAACGGTGTCTTGGAATAATCAAGTTTATAACCATATTTTGTGGCTGTCCTTGCAACAATTTCCGCTATTGTCGAACCACTTACCTCCATCCCCATCGAGACATTATATGTATTCTCAAACGGTTCACAGGTCTGCATGTATATGGCAGATATTAATGCCCTACAAATATCATGTACGGATATTAAATCTCTATAGGCTTTTCCGTTGTTGAATAGTTCTATTGGAATACCATGCACAGCACAGTAAACAAGCCTATTAGGGAAGGTTCTGCCTCTTATTCCAATAACCGTTCCGAATCTATAGATCACATACTCTATACCAGACTTCCTAATTTCCTCTTCACAAACCCACTTTGAATAGCCATACGGACTTGAGATTTGAATGGGATGTATCTCTCTCATTCTCCTGCCTTGACCATATATATTAGCCGAAGAGGAAAATATAATTTTCTCTGGTCGAATTTTTGAAAGAACGTTATATGTTGCAACCGTGTTATTATAGAAGCAATTATCTGCCTCTGCTAACCAGCCCTGATCACCCTTGACTTTTGACCAAGGAGAACCTGCCAAATGAATAACAGCCCTTGGTTTCTCATTTATATATTTGAATTCTGGATCGGCTAAATCTTCCACAATATATTCAACATCATCGAACATTTTGTCAGGTGGTCTTTTGTCAATAGATATTATTTTAACATCATAGTATTTTTTATATTTCTCAACCAACATATCCAAGAGGTTTGACCCGATAAATCCTGATCCACCCGTAACAATTAAAGTAAAGTCGGTCATTTGATGTTTAATTCCTTAAAACCAATTTTTTCACAAAACTTAAATAAAATATAACCATACATAAAAATGAATGGTATTGAAATAAACCCGCAAACAATTTCAACAGCATCATTAGTTATAAGCATTGTATTAAATAATTCTTGCGATCCAACAAACAATCCACCCAAAAAAGATACCGTTAATATAGCAAAGGCAGTAGAAACAGTTATAAATAAAATAAAATAAAAATCGTTAATTTTGCTCATTTGACATTCAACTCTTTCACTAATCTACGTTGCATACTGATTATAAATGTTATGGTTCCCAGCATCAGAGAAGCTATAAAACTTATACCACAGATGAGTGCCATAGATATATTGAGTTTGAATGTTTCGAGATATAAACCTGTCGTGTATAGACCAGAGAATAATGATGTTAAGAATAAGATGGCTGTTGGTATTCCAATATATGTGTAGGGTCTATTCCATACAGCACCCCAGAATATTATCTCAATGAGTGTCAGACCCTGATATATAAATTTTGTGGGATGTTCTGGTTTGTTATAAGTGACATTACATGGCACATCTGTTATGTTTAAACCCTTCTCTCTTGCCCTATTAATTATCTCAAGGGATGCTTCCATTCCATCTGCTGTCAAATGTAGCCTATCAATTGCAAATTTATTATATGCCCTGAAACCGCACTGAGTATCACCAATACCATAGATCATATTAATTCCCTGAACAACAACTCTTCTATGGTAAGGCATATTATTTGTTACTGAAAACCTATTACCAACAACAATATCTGAATCTTGAATTTTATCTAAAAACTTTGGAATTTCATTAGGATCATGCTGTCCATCTCCATCAAGCGTAATGAGGACATCATAATCATTAACCTTAGCATATTTGAAGATTTCTTGTAAAGCTCTGCCATATCCAGACCAATCAAATTCTAGAACCTTAGCACCATAAGATTTTGCAAGAAAAGCTGTTCCATCTGTTGATCCATTGGAAACAACAAGAACATCACCATATTTCTTGGACTCTTTTACTACATCTTTAATGTTATCCTGTTCATTATATGCAGGAATACCAATCAGGATATTATGACCTAATGGAAACTTCACTTTTAGTGTATTATCTAATAGTGCCATTTCCTCTGGATCGGTTGATTCTGCATCACAGGCAACAAAATGATAGTGTTCTGGTATTGAGCAGTGTGTAGAATCACAGAAATACCAAGGCTTGATACCGACATACTTGTTCATGTATTCTATGAGCTTGGCTTTGACACGTATCTGTTCTTCAAAAGTAGGTTTATCAGAGTGTCTAATTATGCTGGACATCAGACGAATTTTATGCCCTTTCTTATCTTTAGTTTCCACAACATATACTAATTCATCTGTGTAAATAAGTTTTTCTCGTTGAGGAATAGTACAGAGTGAACATTCAGACATTTTAATTACCTCTCAAAATTGAATTCTTTGAGAAATAATCATCATATACCACCAAAATTATTGTATATAAAATCGTTATAATAAGAATTGTTTGTATTATTGGGTTATAACTTAAAGCACACAGTGTCCTAGCAGGTTCGGTTTGTATCACAGCCGTTGTATAACCCATTGGACAAAAAACCATGAAACAAAAAAGAATAGAAATTACATCTACATAGACAGATATATGAAATATTTGTTTTTTGTCTATGTTGATTGACATTTTATCTTACACAACTGGTTTTAAAGCTGTTTTCCATTTTTCAGTGAATTCTTTTACAGCTTCCTCTGTTTTGGGATGTTTGTACATCTCATTTAGGACTTTGTACGGAACTGTTACAATATCAGCACCGCTATCCATACAGACCTGAACATCCTCTGGACTTCTGATACTTCCACAGATTAGGAGTGGTCTATCACCACTACCAAATCTCTGTAAATATTCGGCTGTTATTCTGATCTGTTCCTTTGCGTAATCAAAGTTCTTGAAATCAATCATTCTCCTGTAGAAAAGGGAGATATAATATGGTTCTGACTCAAGACCAATGATAGCCTGATAAGCAGACATTAGACATGTTAGATTTACTGGAATATGTTTTCTTTTTAAAGCATTTATTAATTCTGATGTGCGAGTATCAATCATAGGTACTTTTACTACTACCTTTTCCATACAACACATATAGTATTCTGTTGCTTCATCAACAAGTTTATCTATAGATAAAAATGGATCAATCAACTCAACAGATACATCATATATATCATATTGACATATATCATGTATCATCTTCTGTATGTCTTTCACACCAGATTTTGCCATTAGACTTGGGTTGGTTGTAATACCATCACATAAACCAAGGCTAAGAATCTCATCTATCTCTTTCAAGTCTGCCGAATCTAAGTATAATATAGCCCAACATCCTCCATATACGTTTTTAACATTTCTTCATTTATCTCAGTCTTTTTGTTCAGTTTAGTAATCATATCTATAGCAGTTAGAACTGTTATTTTTTCGTGTCTAGCTAGATATAGTGCGACCACAAACGCTGAACGAGACTTACCTTCACGACAATGAATTAGTATTCTCTTTCTTTTATTAACTTGTTCTCTAATCTTCTTCAAGACTAGATTATAGTGCTTAATAGGATTGTGACCATCCACTAGATGGAACTTATAATCCTCAAATCCTGTATCACTTCCACCCACATTTATAACGAAACAAATATTATTACTTCTAAGATCGTCTAAAGTATATTTATCGTTTCCTATAAATATATCTTCTGTTATTTTTGTTATCGACATCATGTTACCTTCAATACATTTATTTCCGATACTAATGCATGTGCTAAGACACTATGTATTCCCTCAACTATATAAGGATTTCTTGTATCTACACAGAGTGAAATATCACATAACTCTTTTAAATTACCACCATTATTGCCTATAAAAGCATATCTATAACCGTGCATAGATTTAAAATACTTTGCTAAATTAAACAAATTAGAACTCCACAACTCATCATTCGGACTCTTGCCACTTGAACCATTCACACTAGCCATAATGAGAATGTCACCATTCTTGATCCTACCCTTGACAACGGAAGAGTAAACATCATCCCAACCATCATCATTTATCTTGGCTGTGAGGGAGGGGACATTATCTGTTATGCAGATTGCTTGTATTCCAAGGTTTGTAAGGTCTGATGCTAAGTGACTCATCGTTGCTGACGAACCACCATTACCAACTAACCACACCGTAGCATTAAAACGGTGTGCCCTGATGAAAATTGCATTTGCAATATCTTTTATAAGAATTATATTCGTTTCTGGTAAATATTTTACAACTTCATCAATTACCTGTCTAGCTGTCACCTGCTATCACCTCTGAGCCTGTATATGTCATTTTGAATGGAACATATGCCCTACTCTCGAAACAACCAGACTGAAGAATTTTTGTTCTTGTTTTATTATCTGGAATAACTACCATGAGGAATCCACCACTACCTGCACCGACTAATTTTCCACCAATAGCACCGTTTTGTCTCAATTCATCATAGAGATTATCTATCTCTGGTGTAGACATCTCAGGTGAAATTGTCTTTTTAATTTTCCAGTGATCATCCATAAGTTCACCAAGTTTTTGATAATCCAGATTCATAATAGCCTTAGCGGATTCTCTACCAATCTCTTCAATATCTTTAAGTTGCCGTGTGGATTCCTTTACAGTATTGAGTATCCTTCCCGAATCACGTATATTTGAGGTATAAATTAACATTAAGTGGTTTGTAAGTTCTGGTTCTGTGAGAATTATATCATCAACTTTACCATCCCTACCAATCATATAAACTCTAGTTCCACCAAAAGAAGCCGAATATTGATCCTGCTTTCCGATGGGTCTTGAAAGATTGTTCCGTTCAATGGAATATGCCTGTTCAGCCAAGTCGGTTTTACTTATTGTAGGATTAAATGCCTTTATTGCACCAACTGTGAAAGCACCAGAAGAACCTAATCCTGAACTTCCGGGTAGATCAGCAAATGTGATAAATTCCTGATTCTGCCATATGTTAAACTTCTTGAATATCTCCCTGATTATTGGATGTTGAATATCTCGATTGCCTTTAGTAATTTCTAGATTTGAATAAACTATTCTAAGTTCTTTCTCAAACCTAGTGTTTATAGCTATATATATGTATTTGTCGATTGTAGCTGAAATCCAGAAACCACCGTTTTCTTGATAGTATTCTGGTATGTCTGTTCCACCACCCCCAAGTGTTATACGTAAAGGTGTTCTTGTAATGATCATACTAAACGACCACCACTGGTTTTTGGCACATGAAATATAAGTGAATAATGTGTTTGTAAATCATTCATCTTTTTCTTTTTACAATTTCCTACCTCAAAAATCATAACATCACCATTTTGCTTTTTTGCATAAACATCTACAGCATAACGATGTCCATTAATTGTTATAAATCTCTCTGTTTCTACAACCATACCAAGAGAACGTATTTCGTTTGCTATTTTATTTTTTATAGTTTTATGTTCATCAGACTCTCTTGAAATATTAAGATATTTAGCATCATTTTCAAAATATATATGAAGTTTATTACTAATTGAATCTAATGTTTTTTGTGAATAGACATTTGTTTTTCCTTTATTCCAAGGAATGTGCCCTATATTAGCATCACTAATTCTTTTTACACTTTCATTATTATACTTAGTTTTACCAATATTCCAAACGGTTCGTTCACCATTTTCATATAATTTTTTTAAACTTTTAGATGTCTTTTCTTTTTGTTCTTCTGAAACACACATACCTTTCTTAGTTTTTGATATATTATCCCCCCATTCCCTGCTTCTGGGCTTTCCATTAAACGGATGTATGTGTACCTTGCCACACTTACGGCAGAGTCCATAGTTATGTCCTTTCACTTTTTAAATCACCAGAAACAACACATTCTAACAATAGACATTCTATTTAGATTTCTCCATAGGTTTCGATTTATTAACACAATATAGTACTATCAAGATGTTTATAAACCTGTTGATCATAAAATAAGGTGAATTCCAATAACTAGCTATAATACTACTATTCTCTGTTGGAACTGGTGATCTAAAATATAAGAATAATATTGAAATGATAACACCAGATAAAACAGCAATTATTGTTTTTCTATCACTTTTCCATCCACAGGTAATATATATGAAAAGAACAAACAAAAGACCAACAAGCTGTAAGAAAATATCTATCACAAATCCTTTTTGAAGTACGTTATATATAATTGTTGGTGCTTCCCAGAAAAATCTTCCTACACCAACAGACACAACCGAAATAGCAAATGCTTGTGGGAAGTCCCATTTTCTATCAACCATAAGGTACATTATAAATGAAAGACCAATAAAACCATAAAAAGATATTAAATATGTTATAGAAGTAGCATTTAATATATATGTTAAATATGATCCATTAGACTGTATAAATGTATAAAATACTTGCATAAATAGTGTAAATAAAAGACCAATATACAAAAATATATATATTTTGTTTAACTTTGATGTTTTATAGTAGTAGAACATTATTGCAAAAGCAGGAAGTATCCACATCACAAAATATGCTAATAGTGACATTAAAGTTGCTTCATCCATTTTTAAAACCTTGGTGATTCAATTTTATAATTTTCTTCTTTACCATGCTCAACTAGGTAGTAAAATAGGAAGAACGTTGTTGTACGCATAAACAGCCAAAAGACATTGGCGTTTGGATCATAATTATAGGAACTACCGACGGCAAAGTGTGTCCAGAAACCATTAATCCACAAAGCAAGATAACCAATTCCCTGTAAAAGTAGAAGCCCTACTGTCTTTAGTTTATCAGAAATACTCAACTTTTTCTTCAATATTGGATAGTGTTTATTCAAAATTAGAAGAATCCAGTAAAACCACACAATTACGGTCACATCCGTGATGAACATGATATTCCAAACACCATTTATTGCAAAGTTATTGAAGTCCCATAGAAATCCACCAAAGTAACTATGTATGGCAACTATGAGAAAAGAAGCAACTATTCTAGTTATAATAGGAATATGTTTTAATACTCTTTGATACATCATAAAAGCAATTGAAAACAATATCATAGAATAACTATGAACATAATTAATTGTGAATGGAATCTGTGATACTGCATATATACTTTTGGTCTGTAAAATAGGAATGGTACAATATATAATGATCAAAATTGGAATAACCCAAGTCACTATAACATTTATATTTTTACTTAGTTTTGGGTTGTTCATGTTTCTTCGTTCGTTCCTCATGTTGCTTTTTGTTAAGTATCATTGGGTATAGGAACCATACGCCAAGTCCCTTGTTAATCATCCACAGCCAATCATGTGGATTTGGTGTTGTCATACCAGAAGCCAACCAAGCACGTACTAGTGGATAGTAACCTGTAAATGTGAAGATATAAAATGTTGAAAGTTCAATCAAATATAAAGCAATGCTCAGTTTGGTTAGATGTATGAATTTAAACAAATAATTACAGACAATAAGTGCTACAAACAATCCGATAACCACAACAATATACTGCATAAAATAGGAATTTATATTTGTCTCATATGTCATATACTGCCAAATGGATTCATAAAGATCATTTCCAAAAGCACCCAATAAATAAGCTAACATAAGGGCATAGACAATGTTTGTATATCTAGATATTTTATAGAAAGCCACAAAACAGAAAACTGCATATGTTACAAATGACCAAACGTGAAGCTGATAACCACCAATATGAACTTCTAATAATAAAAGATTATAAATCCACAACCAGAAGTCGATTATTGACGTTTTCTCTTTCCCCCCTTCAATCTTAAATTTCGCTGTTCCTTACTCAATATAAGCGGATATAAAGCAAAAGCACCCAAACCCTTATTGATCATCCATAACCAATTATGTGGGTCTGGTGTTTGTCCACCAGACAAGAACCAAGGTCTAAGTACCTCATAATGCCCTGTGAAATATAATACAAAAAATGAAAGAATTTCAAGAGAAATTAAAATAACAAAAGTTTTATTTATTCTTAAAAATACTGTTTTTCTATTAACGACAAACAAAAGGACAACAAGAGAACTTAGAATTATCATATCTTGTGGTATTAACACTGTTCTGGATGGAATCTGTGCAAAGGCTGTCCAGATAGTTTCATAAAAATCATTTGCTATTATACCAACTAAAAGAGTTAATAATGCACTAATAACAATATTATAATACTTGGAGATTTTATAAAATGCAACTAAACAAAAGGCAATATATACAACCAAAGACCACACGTGGATATTACCAAGAGAAGGTATTGTGGAAAGTAAAAAAAGATAAAATTCTTCAAACATTAGAGCCATTGCCCTTTATTCTTTCTCTTGGGTGCTAATCCTGTTAAGTATCCTAATGCACCAACTGTTAATGAATAGTTCCAGAAAGCGGCAACCAGAATTGCACAAATATCCGCTATAATTAATGGTAAAATACTAACAAGAGATGAAAGAACTAAATAATTTACGGCAGTTCCACCTATACCACAAATAATAGCATAATTACCAAAACTCCAAATTTTCTTATAAAAACTTGCAATTGGACCTGAATCATCAGAAATCTTATCCAAACCGAGAAGAATTAATCTAGACATTGGGTTGTCAATTGTTTGTGTAGATTCATTTACCTCAATAACCTTCTTATTCTCAGCTACTTTGAGTTGTGACTTTAAGTTTTCAACTTGTTGCTTGAGTAATTCTAATTCTGTTGTTGACATTAAAAAACCTTCAGTTTATGCCTTAGATAATTGTTTCCTTAACTTTGCCAAACGTACTCTAGCAACAACCTCCCAGATGAATATACCACCTAGCATTGATGCCGCTACAGTAAATATGAAATCTGTTTCTATTGTCTTTTCACCTCTTTTTTCTTTTCTTCCTCAGATACTGCTTTCTCTAAAGCGGTTTTAATAAAAGAATGGATGTTGATTCCAAGTTTGGATATTCTTATAACTAGCTCGTCTGGTATATAATATGTTCCCATCTTACAATCGTGTTATAATAATAATAACATAGATATATAAATGTTATGTTTTCCCTGACTTTTTTAGAATACAGATATTATAGACTCAAACATGCTTTTCTTTTTCTTTTGTGGTGTTGGTTTCTTCTTTGATGTGAGTGGCTTTACAATAGCACTTCCTATTCTAACAGCCCTGTTACCCTTGATGTTGGTTTCTATCCACATATCTGCTTTTACTTTGCTTGTTTCTACATACGGTTTGAATTTTCTTTCTGTATGTATTGCTGTCTTAACCAGTGGCTTGACAAGACCCCTCATCCGTTTTGGTGATCTAACATAAACTTGAGCAAGAGTCTGTGTAGCTTGTTCACCCAATTCATCTATTCTATTTCTTTTAGACATGGTTGATCATACTATATATGTGTTTATAAAGGTTATGTTAATGTATATTTGTTAACGGTTGATCATTACTGTTAAACCATAATCCTTATATAATAGTCTCGTACACTATGGATTGATTGAAATGCCAAAGAAAGGAGAACACCCATCAGATGTAACAAGAAAACTACAGAGTGAGGCTAAGAAAGGTAAGCATCTCTCAGACACAACAAAAAAGCTATTAAGTGAGATTAATAAAGGTGAGAATAACCCCATGTTTGGTGTGACAGGTGAAAAATGCCCTGCGTTTGGTATACATTTAACTGGTGAGAAAACCTCTATGTTTGGCAAACATCACACAAAGGAAACAAAAAAACTAATTGGTGATGCTAATAGAGGTGAAAAAAGTCCTATGTTTGGTAAAACTGGTGGGTTATGCCCTAATTATGGCAGACATCACACGCAAGAGGAAAGAGTAAAAATAAGTGTAGCACACCAACTACGTGTTCATCACACCAAAGGTGGAGGTACATCCCACCTAGTTACTATAGCACTCATTAGTAGTCGATTAGAGAGTCTGGGATGGAAAGTTGAAAGTTGGTGTACAACAGGAGAGAGATTTATCACGATAGATAAACACAAATACTCACCTGATATTTATGCTACAAAGGATAATAATAATCCAATTTTGGTTGAGGTTGGAAGTTGCACAACACAAAAACTATGCCACTTAATGTCCCATTATCCTGTGGTATTACATGTGTCAAAGCTGAAAATGGAGTTAGAATTTCAATTCTCTAAGAATGAAATGTCCACACTATATAAATGGAATTTATTTAACAGGCTACTTTAACTACTTAATCTCAAATGTTTGCTAAACATACCATCTATTAGGCTTGTCCTATTATTTTCGTCTTTTATTTCTCTAGGTATGTTTAATCACACTATATACTTGAAAAGAGGCGTGTGAAGAAACCCGATAAGTAACCAAATATCCATCTGATCCAGTCGGACACAACGGAGTATATAAACATAGCGAAACCTGTCAACACGTTTATGAGTCCGTACAATGTTTGGAAGTCATTAAGTGCAAGTGAAAGTAAACCTATACCCATTGTCTCCTGCCGAGAATCTAGGCTTTGTATCCAAACAATGAAGATAACAAATGGCATAAAGATTATCAAATTAGTACCACCAAAGAGGTTCCAAATGTTTCCTAAACCAAAACTGATACTACCTACAACATTACCGCCATAGGTTATAGCTGTACTAGTACCATTCAAAAGATTTATCATTATAGTAACAAGTGCAATTATAAAACTTCCCATTATTGAAATCCAAGTAAATAGGAACACTGCGAAGTTAAAGAACATCGTTCCCAACGTTGTAACAAATGACACCATCATAGTTATTGACGCCACGAACCATATACCAATAGATGTTATCATAGCCCAAATAGCCACTACACCGCCACCAATACCAAAAAGGTTGAATACTGGCTGAAGTAATATGGTAAGTGGGCTTAGGCTTGGAACAAAGTTTGCAGTAACATAGACTGTTAATGTGGCGTTGTTTGCCGAAGGACCAGCAACAAATGGTAATAACATAAACAGTTTAAGATGATATGTCTGATTGCCAGTGGCTAAGTAAGGAGTGAAAACAACCTGATATGTACCATTTACGATAGCAGGGTCTTGGGCAACTAAAGTCTTATTCCAAACCTCCACTCTAGTAAATTGTGCATCTGGTGGTGAAACCATAACTGTATACAGATTAATGTTTGCAGGAGAAATTTCATAAAAAACACCACCTGTTATGGCTATCTGAACACCTAGAAAGACCTGTGGTGTTGTTGTCGTTATGGTTGCAACTAAATCGGATATAACATCACAATAGGCTGTTTGCATTTTAATTATGCCTGAAGAACCAGCACCATTCACAGCCTCAAGATATAAGTCTAAATCAGCCGTAGTTGGGAAATTCCATTTTGTTTCAATCTTGAATGTTGCCGTTCCAAGTGTGCCTGATTTAGCCCAGACACAGTGTGCAGTGTCAAGATTTATTATTGTTGAGTTGGAAATTATTGACCAAACAGGAACAGTATTTAGGCTTGCACCATGAACCTTGAAATAAATCTGTGCCCCTTTCATAGCTGTAATATATATATCCGTGACATCATTGGGTGAATTTACTGTGGTTGTAGATGCTACAAAAGTGTAATACTTATCCATGCTATAAATATTCCTGAACGTTGAAATTCCAGCACTCAAGTCTGGTACTACCAGATAATTTAGTGTTGGTTCATCACCTGTCAAAAGACCATTTACTACAATTGTGTATGGTGGTCCAGCACCTGTCATCCAACCTACACCTGTTGGTGAGAAAGATTGATAAACAGATATTATCGGTGTTCCTGTTGTTATACCAGAACTAGTAATACCTACTGTAACACCACTCCATGAAGATGTTGAATTTCTATATATATTGTAATATATTTTGTCCGTTACTGGATCATTCATCCAAATAACAGAGATATCCTCATAGCTATTTCTTGAGATTGTTGGTGATGGTGCTGTACCCAAGGAAGTATATAGAATTGTTTCTGCTGTGATAGCCCCCATTTCACCACTATAAAAATCTGAATCTATTTTGTTTGTCGATGTTGTATAAGCAATAAAAACATCATTATCTTTATTGACACAACTGAATGATGAGAATGATTTCAGAGAATATGAGGTTTGAGAAACAGTATTAAATACAGATGTTCTTAAACACAACATATAATTGCTAATTGAAGTTGCACTACTATCACTATCAAAACAAACATCAAATATACCTGTTGTAAAGATAAGTTTGGCACTCTTACCACCCACTGATGGAAGTAGATATGATATTGTACTCATAGTATTTATGTCTATTTTTGTCAATACTGGTGTTGTATAATTATATACAGTATATAGATATGTACCATCATTTACTATGGATGTTGGATTTGCATGATAACTAGGAAGAACAGACCAATTAGCTACGGTTAACATAAATGGTGTTATATTTATCTTTACGATCTTTGAATCTACACCAATGTATATGAAACTACCATATGCCGAACTACTATAAACATTCGCACCATAACCTGCACCACTCCATGTGCCTGTGGTGGATAATGTTGTAGTATTCATCTGTATAGCCGCACAATTTGATGCTTGTGACATACTTATATAGACATTACCATCTGCGGCATCATACATAATCGTGTTTGTACCTACATAAATATAGCTTGTCACATCCTTGGAATCATATGTCATAGTAGATTCGAGAATTTTCACTACAACAAGATGATTAGTTGCCATATTTCTTGCTAATGCATACAAATATGTGCCATCTGAACACAAGCCAAGAGCATAATCAAGATTATAACTTGGGTCTGCTTTGTATGATTGTGCTGTTTTCATTGTTACCGCATTTACTTTAGTTATTACTAAGTTTCCGTATCCTTCACAGCCAATATATAAGAAACCAGCATCATATACCAGTGTATTATTTGCGGGAAGTGTTGAATTATATTGCCAAACATCAACGGGGAAAAGACCATCTACGGTTAGTTTTTTAATGACTAATGGACTTTGATATAGTGATTCATAAAGGTACGTTCCATCACTAACTGCATTATTAAGTGAATTTTCCGTGTTGGTAGAATTAAATAAGACATTCTGAATTTCATAACCAGAATCAAGAAAACCATAAGAACTTGTACTTACCACAAAACTTGTGACAGACTTCCCACCAACAAAGGATACTGGTGATGTTAATTGCTTATCTTTAGCAACATTTATAATAGTTTTGGTTGATGTGTGATCACCATATACAACCGTACAGTTGAGTTGTAATGTATGAGATGGGTCTGTTTGATATGTAATACCAATATTATTTAGTTCTGTTGAACTTAGCGGTGATGTAAAATTGTAATATATAATATCTCTTCCTGTTATTGGGTCTGTGGTATAATACCAGCTATTAACATACGAGTGCCAAACAAATATTGCAGGTAGAGTTTTTATATAATTTAGTGTGCCAACACCACCATAGTAATCATCCCCACCATATCTATCATGTGATGCTATACCATCAACATAATATTCTAAGTCTGAACTAAAGTTTTCCCACATGGTAGCATCATTATAAGTGATCTTGGTTATCACTTTTGCATTTGAAATACCATGTTCCGCATTATATTTGTAAATAGCACCTAAAACATCACCATTAAGTGGCACTTGTATTGTGAGAGTTGTACCATCAGAATAATAAATTATAAATGTTCCATAAACAGGTCCACTACCAGTAGAATACATGGTGGCTGATGCTGTAAAGGTACTTATGCTATTCAACTGGATCAAACAATTTTCTGACTGAGAACTATATCCACTATCAAAAACAATACTTGAAAGTGTCTTTATACCCTGTTCAAGAATTGAACCAAGTGGTTCTCCATCTAAACCATATGCAGAGTTAAAAGACTTAGTTTTTAGTGGTGTAGAATCGCTCCCATAAGCAACGATGACATGACCATCAACTGTTGGTGTTGGGCAAACACCATATTGTACAAAAGCAAGTGATCTCTCAAGTTCTATTGGCATAGGGTATCCAACTGTGCCATTGTCACGGTCACTTCTCATAACATATGCGGCTGTATATGTAGCATTTCCACCTATAACACCGTTTGAGTTACAATAACCAATCCATAAATATCCAGCAGTATCTATGCAAACTGATGGTGCTGTTACATAGTAATTATTTGTTTTTATTTTTGTCTCAGAGATTAACCAAACAATACTACCATTCGTTTGTGTTATTCCATAACGATAGTATAATACACCTGCGGTGGTCACACGTACATAAGCAACATACGGACCATTAGAAAACACAGAAAATAGATTACCAGAAGCAACACCTGTCACAGCAGTATAAATTGTGTTAAATGTGATATAGTCTGGTGTGGATGTCCATTTCATGTCTATGCCATCTGAATAGAAGTACCAAGTCAGACCTGAAGCATTAAAAGTGTGTCTTTGGAAGTTATATCCAAAAGCCGTTGGTGATGTTGTTGTGATTGATGGGGTAGAGTGTGCAATCTGTTGTGGCATAATAAATGCACTCATAATGAAAATGAGTAACACAACTAAAGATTTAAACTTCATATTATCTACCACAGGTTTAACGGTATGATCTGTATATTATTTACACTAAATATATATAAATGTTAGTATAAAAAACAACATTCAAAATACCACCTATATCATAGCTTTTTCACAACATTTTAAAAAGACATATATAGATTATATTAAAAATATTTTTATGAAAAAACCATCAATAATAAGTAATATTGTTTACATATAAATGTTATTATAATATCTAGATAAATATATTTCTACTATTTACTAGTTTTATATAAGATAATCACACCATCCAACGATAAAATTTATGCCAATTAACTAAGTCTCTAATATCAATAGGTTTTAGTTCCATTTTCATTTTTGGGACTTGCAACACTATTGGATATTTGATCATAAGATTGCATAGTTTCTGTGTAGAACAATCCCCAACCTCAACTAGAATGATATCATTACCCTTCTTGGCATAGATGTCGGGTACATAATTATATTTATCTATTCTAACAAATCTCTCTCCCGTTGTAGTCCAACTCTGTACTGCCCACCCTAATCTCTCCAATTGATTACTAATGAGTGATATCGTAACCAAATGAGATGTTTTTCCACCTCTATTATGTTTTTCTTTTAATGGTGCTTTTTCTCTCATTTTTTCTCTTGATGCCTCTGATTGGTGTTTTCCCTTCATAGGAGAAGGTCTACCCTTATTTGCCACACTTAATTTTATTTTTGTTGCCTCTGATGGATGTTTACCATAATTAGGACATAACACACCTATCTTGCCTTTTTGTGCGTTTCCGATTTTTATTCTTGTTGCTTCCGAGTGGTGTTTGCCAAACATTGGATTTTTATCACCAGTTCTACCAAACGCAGGGCATTTTTCACCTATCCTACCAAACATAGGGTTACTTTCACCTTTATGACCTTTTTTCATATTTGTCTCTTTAGAGTAATGTTTACCTGAATTGGCACTACCAATTTTCACTTTGGTTTCTGGTGTGAGATGTTTACCATAATTAGGTGCTTTCTCACCTGTCCTACCCATACTTTTCTTGGTCTTACTTATTTTTATTTTTGTTGCTTCTGAGAGATGTTGTTGTGGCATTTCATCAACATCAGAAAGTAACCATTCCATTTCAATCAATTAATAGATATAAAACTATTATATAAGGTTTGTGGATTTATTCTTTGTGTTTGGAAGGATCGTATTTTACATCTGAACGTAGCTTTCTATAGTATATATAATATCCATCTCCCTGTTTTTTACCACCATTATAACCAACCTTGTAAACAAAAGTTTTACCCTTAAAAATTCCTGTTCCACCCGATTTATTCTTTTCCAATAACCATTTTGGTATTTCATCTGGATATGAATTTGGCATACCATAAGTTCCTATTCTCTCCCAATGCGTTTTTAGATACTTTTCATTTTCTTTGTCTTCTTTTTCTTTTTGCCTAATTGCTCTCTCTTTTGATTTCTCTTTTTGATTGATCTCTCTCGCTTTCATTTTCTGTTTCAGGCTTTCAAACATTTTGTATCATATAAAGATGTGCATCATAACTATTTAAAGTTTGTGGTTTTTAATTACCTAAATAAGTATAATTCATTCGTAAACTCTGTAGATTTAAATGCATTTTATCAAATATAATATGAATAATTTTTAAACAGTTTCATAATCTATTTTATATAGAAAAGAACCGTTTTTATTTATTAATCACTAATTAGATAGTTAAATAATCATTTTATATATAAGTATTATTATAAATTCTAAAATAATACATTCGTACTCTTCACATTTGGCATTTTTACTATACTAACCTGTTTTGGTATCTCTAATGATCCTCTCTTGTTCCATGTATTTCCGAGTGCTTCTCTAAATGTACGTGCAGAAACTTCTTTTTCATTTTCGTTATCCATGAATGTATATGTCACTTTAAACTTTGATATGCTTTTTGATGGCTTATCCGCATAGTCTTTATCTGTTGGCTTTGCTGGTGCGGGAAGTTTCAAAGATGGATATTCTTTTTCTTCATATGACTGAGATGATGGTGAGGGTTCACTTGGTTCTGATAATTCAGATATAGATGAAAGTTCACTTGGTTCTGATGTTTCTGACACAGATGAAATTTTACTTTGCTCAGAAATATTACTTACCTCAGATATTGAGCTTATATCTGATGGTGATTTTGCTGATTCTACTGAACTTATATATTTCTCTACCTGATTTGAACTTACCTTTTCTGATGCAGATTCTATAGAACTTATACTATCTTCTGATTGCACAGATTTAATAGAAGATGCTATTTTTGAACTAATTCTTTCAGATAGATTACTCTTCACAGACTCTGGTACAGAATTATATATCTTAGAAACTTGCTCTGGACTAGAAATATCAACAAGTTTCTCTATTGTAGGTGCAGATAAAGCATTAATCGCAGAATCTAACTGTGTGGCTGATAGTTTCCCACTTGAAATAATAGTAGATAAATCATTTATTTGTGACGTTGATAATTTTATAGAGCCTGTGGTTGCTGAGATGCTATAATCGGTTGATAAAACAGCATTGAGTGTTGGTATATACATTGTGTTTGCCTTAATACTAGAAGAACCCGAATCAAGATTCACAATTTTGCTAATTGCATCTTCTGTAACAGTACCTGCATTACCAATTGGTTGCATCATCTGTAGTGGGACAATTCTACCGTTTATATTGACCCACAACTGATCACCAACTTTTATGAATTTCTGCCCCGGTCCAATGATTATTTGTGATTCCATCCCCTGTTCTGAGGGCATAACACCGACATACTGTCCTGATCTATCCAGTATATCCTGATAAAGTTTTCCTAAGTCTTTACGATCCATCTTACTTATAAAATCTTCATTGGTAACATCATCAATTCCAATTGAGATTACGCTTGCCTTAGCAAATGGGTTGACAAAAGCACTTGGCAAAGCTACCTCTTCTGCTTGTCCTATACCAGAAAATGCAGTACTCCAACTATGTGATGCCCAAAGTAATGGTGCATCTCCACCTGTAACACCGACTTTTGCTAGACTTGCAACTAATTGTGGGTCTTGGGTTCCTGAATATACAATAACTTTCCCCTCCTGTTCCAGTTCAGGTGGTGTATAGTTCACACTTAGCATCTTGAAGTTTTCTGGTGTTGCTTTCATTCGTTGTTCTTCAAAGCCCGGATACTTAGCCCTGCCCTCTATAACATTTGCCTCTGCAACTTCATATGCACTTAGTGGTTGTCCTTTTGTTAGCTTCATTTGAATATAGTTAAAAGGTGTATCACTATATGAGAATCCTACTTGGAAACCTTTTATACCACCAAGGAAAGCAGAAGAATCTACAGCAAATTGACCCAACCAATCTTCTGCCCCTTTTGTCTGTAGCACTTTTTCAAGTCTATCATATTCATATGCGGCAAGACCAGCCGTTCCTGCTATAGTAACCAGTGGCATTTGTGTAATTGCCGCTAATTGATTTAATGTATCCATCTCAGTAACACCAAGTGATAGTTTGTCCATACCAATTGTTATAGCATTTTTAAGTTGACCTGTAAGTGTTGGTGCTTTAGTTGTAATACTTTCAACCGTAAGAGGTATAACTTTTCCCTCTTCATCAGTCACTAATTGTGTAGCCTCATCAATAATACCTAGTTTTGTTAAACCTGCTTTTATTGTAGAAAGAATACTTGATGGTAAACTTGCCCCTGTTGCTGTTGTTAATGCCATACCACCCCTTTCAGCCAAACCACCAATTGCGGGAATTTTAGCTACAAGTTTACCTGCCGCACCATAAGCAAAACCAAGAACAGCACCTTCAACCATAGATGTGAAGTATATTTCTGCACCCTCTGTAGCATATCCCATTGCCTTGCCAACAATTACCTTGTCTGGTGTAAGCCCTCTATCCTCTAAATCTTTATATGTAAAGGTTTCCTGTTCAGGAAGAACTTGGAATAAATAGTTTGATCCATCTGCCTTTCTTGGTAGTAAATTTAAGAATGGTGACAGTTGTTTTTCTGTAGCTTCTGCAATTATAGCCTCTGCCTGTAAAACTCCCTTGGGATTGTACTCACCATTTTGACCTTTTATTGCCGAAAATGCCGGATAAAGCATATCCAACGCAACTTTTAAATCATTTGATTGTGCATACTCAGGTGCTTGTGATGCAAGTTGCCATAATTTATTGCTGAGAACATCTACATTCGCTTTAATTTGTGTCTCAGATAAACCTTCAATATATCTATGTAATTCATCAGGTGTCTTAAATTGCATCTCTGTTGCGTCTATTTTATTTGCTGTAGAACTCTTTGCACTTGTATCAAACTTCTGTATAGTAGAACCCTCTGCTGGACTTAAAATCAATGTGCTTGCGGCTTTTGTATTAATATCTACTATAAACTTTTGCATATCATCATAATTATTAAATATTTGTGTTTTTTTAACCCCATTATCCGTGTAATTAAGTGTCCAAGAAGTCTTTGCTATAGATGCTGTTTGAAGTGATGATATAAGTTGTGTTTTCGACTTGGTATAAGTATCAAAGTTTTTCTTATATGTATCTAAGTCTGTTGGTGCTGTTGAAAGTGCCATTTTTAAATCATTCATATCTTTAATATATGCTTGTTTACCCGTTCCATTTTTGGTAGATTTATATGAAGAAAAATCATATTCATCCCATTTATGTAGTTTTACTATATCATTATATTGTGCTAGTGCATCATTTCCATCTTTAATAAAAGTTGTATATGATGCTACATTTTTATCATACTCAGCCGTATTAACTTTAAGAAGAGTTGTTTCTAATCCAGCCCTAATTTTTGGATCACTTCTACCAAATTCTGTTGGGGCGGCTTGTGGGCTATCTCCTATAGCAAGTGCTAAAGGATTTGATGTTAGTTTTAATCTACTTTGTTCAATCATATTCTGTGAATTGTCTATCTTTGCCATTATTGATGATACTGGTGGTATTACTTTTACTGGTGTTGAAGATATTACTGGTTTTATTGATGTTATTGATGTGTTGTGTACATTTACCCTATTTATTGCATCAACATAATTTGATGGTACGATAGTTGCTTTTTGGGCTTGTATTGGTGTCGATACTATTACTGGTTTTGGTTGTATTCTAGTTTGTTCTATAACATTTTGTTGAATTAATGCTTGTGATCTATTCAATTCTTGTGTACGTAATGCTTGTGCTTGTTGCTCTGATTGTTGATATTCTTCTGACATATATTAGTCACTACCACCAAATTTAGAAATATGATATATATGATCTAGGATCGGTGTAATACCTACTACACATATATCATATATACGCATTTTTAATTACTTCTTTACTTTCATTGCGTTCTTCTTTTGTGACGCAATTATCTTCTTTGCTATCTCTGGTGTTGTTGTTAGATAACCAATCGGTGTAACAACCGTGACCAACTTTGGCTTACTTGTAGCCGTTGCCTTATTCTTTACCATTTTTACTTTTTCACCTCCGTAGTCTAAGGTTATACCTTACGTAGAGTAATACGTCTGATTTGCCTATCAGCATATCCTATACCAACTGGTAGTGCTGTCAAATAAGTTTTCTCCTTTAAAATAACCTCTTTAGTATTATCATCTGCATATTTTATAAGCATGTTGAATCCACCTTTATCTGTACCATTTACTTTTTTCCCTAGGACTTTTCCTGATAGCTTGGGTGTTTTTACTACTACTTTTGCCTCTCCACTACCTCTAAGATAATCATTTACCACAGTGCCTGTTTGACGCTTATATCTGTGAACCGTGTGTTCAATTGGAGATTTTCTCATTTTTCAGACACCTCAGACTACTCTATCATAATGTTCTGTTCGTTCTTATATAAATGTTATGATAAGATACTCATAGAAAGATATATATGTTGGTAATAGGCACATATGGTAGTGAATATCATGCTAACGGATTATATTTGCCCATACTGTGGCAATCCATCATTGAGTATGGAAGCCGTTAGAAAACATGTAAAAAAGAAGCACCCAGAAAATTTGGAAGATTTTAATAGGAAATTTTATCCAGACATTTCTGATAAATTTAAAAAACCAAAAGCATAATCTTTTTATACTCACCTCACACTTATATCTTTGATTATAATGGCAAAGGGAATGAGCATTGACACACTTTACTTCATTGGTCTAATTTTTATTTCAATAGCTTCTGGTTTCAACGGTGGGCTTGACTCCCTCTTTTACACGTTTGGTACTGGTGTCTTTGGATATATTGCATTAAAAATAATAGCAAAATATCTTGGGTGGAAATGAAATTACTTTTTTTCTAATATAGTTTGATTGTAGACATTAGTAAATATTTTCACACATTTGTTCATATTCATATAATTATTTATAAATGATATACCAGATGTATTAAGTTGTTTTACATTTTCTAGCTCTCTCATATGTTTATACACCATGTCATAATCGGTGGCATATAAACAATTTGGAAATTTGTATGACCAGATCACATATCTTCCTCTAGCCAATGCCTCTTGAACCATTTTTGATAAAGCATCATGTTTGGTTATTCTGAGAAGAACAGTTGTTCGAGAATATATTTCATCCATGTCCTCAACATTAACATGACCTAAATATTCAATATTTGGTGCTTTCAACACATCCCTCTTGCCAAGAATAATAAATTTATATGGCATTGAAACTAACCTTCTCACTATCTCAAGACCATAAAAATATTCTCTATTTCCAAAATATACAAGTGCTGTTGGTGTTTCTGGTAATGGACCTATCTTCTTTGCCCTAATATTCCATGATGGTATGGGAGCAAACTCAGCCACAACCCCCTTTTCTTTTAATTCATTTACTAACCAAGGTGCATGAACAAGATTTTTATCTATTAATTTAGAACAAATTAACACTATTTTTTTATCCGAATCCATGACATCTGATCCAATCCAATAAAACAATATTTTTTTACCAATAATCTTAAAAAATACAAATAAAAAAATCCAAAACATGTCCTCTATACCATTAAGTTTAGCAGACATAATTTGAACAATATCTGCACTTAACAAATTCTTAATATTTTCTTTAATACCAGTACCTACAAAATTGAAACTCAAATTTGGAATATTACTTAATAATGAGGTTAAACCATATTTTCTTCCTTTCGCTTTTGGATTACTGTATACCAATATTCTAATCATAATTATCTAGTATAAATTAAGTTTACTTAAACCTCTTCACCCAGTTCTTCCATAGCTTCCTGTTTCCAATCTCTCTTAGTTATATTACGTTGTGTCCAACTTGTTGGTTTTGCGGCTTCAATCTCAGACTCAACGTTAACCGAACCACCACGAGAAACCTGTTCCATACGGATGATGTCACGCCTACCACGACCACCGAAACCAACATTTAGGTTTAAGTACCAATCCAAGACAGTTGCCCAACTTGGAGAATTCTTAGCCCTGACAGCCGCATAAAGAACAGCCCCCATCTTGTTGTGTTTCAGGACAGTTAGCCTTCTCATATCTACACGACCCATTTCTAGGTCGATTGGGTCTGTACCCAACTGTGGTGATAAACTTTCTTGTTCTGCCATTTTACATTACCTCTTTAATGTGCTACTCTCAACCAACCTTGATTGACCATGATATATACTGCCAAAGCACCAATACCAACACCAATAAGAATCTGCTGGAAATCGAACTTACTCTTTTTCTGCTGATCCATAGCATCTTCAGCCAATATCTTCAGGATTGCTTCGTCATCCTTCTCTCTAAGTGCCTCAGAGGAAATATTTGGCATATCTTCCCCTTCATACGCTTCGATTGCGATTGTAAGACCCCATCGGGTGTCCTCAACCAACTTCCTATTGGATTTTGGCATCCTTTCATATTTGTCATCTCCCCAAAGTATGCGTAATGCCCTGTCGATTGTTGTGGGTTCGGGTGCTGTATTTTCGGGTGTTCTAATGTCTGCTGTATATCCAACTCCCTCAATAGCAAAGAACTTGGTTACGTTTGGGAAAACATATCCGGGTGCAACTTTATAGAATTTACGTGGGACATCTTCGATTGTCTTACAGTATAGCCAGTGTGCTGTTTCCTTCAAAATAGGAATCTCTAAGGCTCTCTTTTCTCCGGGTCTGATTAGAACTAGTGTCTTTTTGGTTCCACTACCACCTTTTGACATGATATTAGTGTAATAGTAATATACACCAAGACCACCCAAGACAACTAATAATCCCATCACTCCATATGGAGAGAACAACATATCTACTACAGACATTACTTTTCAACTCCTACATTCTTTGCTTTCCGTTTCATATAACTATCTCTTGATGATATTCTCCATGCTTCGTGTACAGGATCATTATACTTTATTTTAACACCACGTTTGTGTTCTGGTTCTGGATGACAATCTTTATAGCATCCACATTCTAAACAACATATAGACATTTTAATCAGCCCATTTCTCCGTTTTTTGCGGTCCAGTTATAATCAGATAATCAATGAATATGATCATTGTCAGGAAACAAATAATTGCTGGTATCGGTGAGTCTCTAAGTACGAATATCAAAAGACCTGTAAAGCAGAGCAAAAGAACCGTTGCTATAAGCCTCTTGACAACCATAGGACCGGGAAAAGTTCTATCTAAGTTTGGAATAAACCTTGCTTTCTGTGGCTTATCTTCATCCCATTTTTCTTCCTGTTTTGGTTTCCTTGATTTTTCTGACTTTAATTCGGGTTCTGGTTTTGGTTCTACTTTTGTTTCTACTACTGGTTGTTTCACTACTTGTTCTACTGGTTGTTTCACAGATGAAATATCTATTACTACATCATCAAAATTTCTATTTTTCCTCTTTATCCTTTTTCCTCTTTGCTCTCTTGGCTTTCTAGGTGGAAATAGAATAGACTTTACCTTTTTTATTATTTTTTGTGAAAGAGTCCATTCCTCATCCTCTTTCCATTCATCGTCAGAACTCAAATTAATCTATATATATTAGAGTGTAGACATTTATAAACATTACTACTACTATTTATCTATTCGTAACATATAAATATGCCTATATGCCTATATACATATATGACTAAGAAGAATGATGATCCAACTACTGTTTGTATTACCAATGATGTTTGGTGCATAATGAATAGTCTCAAAAGAAATCCAAGAGAATCGCCAAACGATGTTTTTAGAGAAGCTATTCTTTTACTACAAGAGAAAAGGAAAAATGGTGTTTAAAAATGGCATATAGTAGAGACTTTGAAGAAACACCTGTTGATGCAGAATTTAAACAGAAAGTCAATGTTGAGTATCTTGTACTGAAACAGATAGACCGTTGCAATAATGCCGCACTAGAGGGAGATGAGATAAAGTTCTCAAATGCTGTTGAATCTCTCTTGGCAATGTTACCAAAGGAGAACAGACTTAGGATAGAAAATGACAAGACTAGAGAACAATACACAGCTAAAGTTGAACAGCCTGTATATAAATATTCCTGTGGCAAACCAATGGGAACTTTGGAAAATCCGATTTTCCGTAACAAACCAACAGATTGGAACTATGACGGTGGAGAACCTATCAGAATTTCTCCGATGGTTGAGGAAGTCGAACAGACAGACTACCAGAAATTATACAAGATAATACTCAATGAACTACAGGATGTTGGCGTGACTTGGAAAATCGAACCGAGAGGTAATGTGGAAAAGAAGATCGACCCACCACCAATACCACTGTTAAGACTCAAGAATGGAAGTTTTGTTAGAGTATTGGTTGAAAGAGGTATTGAGGGTGTGAAGGAAGGTATAATTGTGGATAAAGAATCAGCATCACTAGAACCCACACCACCAGAACCAATAATGGAACCAGAATCTGATGATGAAAATGAGGACATTAATGATGATGAGGATAAGGATATGAATGAACCAAAAACGTCACTAGAACCTATAAAACACGAAGTATATGAGGAAACCATTGATGAGGTAACCAAGGAATTAGAGAAAGAGGAAGATAAGGAATTTGCAGAATATAAAGTAATATTAGAAGAAAGAAAAGATAAAAAATTAAAACAAAAAATAGATAAAGAAAAGTTTGATAACGAGACACAACAGAAATTAAAAGAAACGGAGATAGGAAATATTATATTAGTTAGTGAAGAGATACCAACTACAAATACACAACCAGAAGCAATTATGTCAAAACCAATAAAAAAGAAAAAATTAACAATGAAAAACATAGATGAATAAACATGAGTACAAAATCTAAAAGAATTTTTAAAAGAACCACAATAAGAAAAGTTGGTGGTGATGAATTCGTTGATCCACCAAAGGGGTACAAGGGTGCAAATCGTTGGACAAATTGGCATGGGGTCAGGGCTGAGTTTGGTTCGGGTTATGGCACTTTCTTGCTCGATGAGCTACAGGAAAAAAGGGATAATATTGAGGCTTGTATTGTTGTCGTAACAGGCGGTGGTGGAAAAGGGAAAACCTATTTCACTCTGAGACTTGCAGAAATTTTAGACCCTAAGTTCGATGTAGACGTTCAAGTTCCATTTGGTCCAGATGAATTCATGGAACTGATTGGTCCAGATAGTCCTTTGGGTATTGGCAGGGTAATAGTGGTCGATGAAAGTCAATTTGCGATCTCTAGCCGGGACTGGTATGCAGACATTCAGAAGGACTTGATGAAGCAACTTGAGGCTATTCGTTCAAAGGGATTCATAATCTTCATAGTCTGTTTGTCAGAGGCAACTCTAGATGTTATAGCAAGATCGTGGGTCATAACACATAAAATACATCTAATGAAAAGAGGTAGAGCTAGAGTGTATTCATATCAAACCGGACCTTTTTCTACGAAGCCTTATCCCCGAACAATCAGCAAGGATGAGAAAATGACACTTCCGGGTGCGGAATACTGTGAACACTCTTCGTGTTTAAAATGCCCATACTCTGGTGTAGCACAGCCACAATGGAAACTTAGAAACAGATGGGAAGAACTAAATACACCATTATGTCAAACAATAAGAGCTTTATATGAGAGGAAAAAGAAATTCTTCCTGACAGAGATGGCTGAGATCGCCAATGAGAAGAGAAGGGAAGCCCAAATGAAAAAGACACAGCTTTCTGATATAGTTGCCACATTGAAAGAACATACTACTATGCTCAGAAAGACCAAGAGAAACCGCATAGACATAAACTCTGCGTCTGCCATAATACGCCAATTTCTGGGAAGTGGGATTCCAGACAATTTTGTTAAAAAGGCGTGTAGAGAACTGGATGTAGATACCGATACGATGGACACGGTGCAGATGTTAAATTATTTAGTCAAACCAAAAGAAAAATAGAATGATCTATCCCAAAAATTTTTGTAATACAGGAGATTTTTAGTTTTTTGTTTTTTTCACAGAAAGGATGCCAGCATATACTATATTATATAGCCTGTCATACAAGACAATCGCATACTCATAAACTATGGTTATATATCAGTATATTTATGAGAGTAGGTAACTCTCATAAATTTTACGTAACATATAAAAAGGCTCGATTTGGTATATAATACAGGGTTATAATCATGGATCACAGAAGTGTAGAAACGTTCAGGCTGGATATTGGGGGCTGGAAAGGATGGGAGTGGTTTGATGCTATTTACAATAAATGTAAAAATTTGGAACAAAAGGCAATTTTAATAGGGCTTTTAAAAACAGGTTCGAGAAGTAATGAATTAAACAAATTAACTAAACAAATGGTAGATGTGGATACCTATAAAGAAAAAGGTAAAGAAATGATTCTTATAAAGTCACAACCACTAGAGAAACAAAAAAAGGCTATACAATTAGTTGATAAAGATGGTAAATATATGTATGATGGAATGAGAAGGCTATACAGATTTGAGCATATTGAGGGATGGAGAACTTATGCGTTCCCAAAGAATGAAAAATACTCTAAACAATTTTTAAAATTTGTCGATCAAGTAGAAAACCCAAAAGATCAGGTATTTCCATTTACTTACAGCCAAATCTATTATAGAATTTGTACCATTGGGATGGAGTTACCAGAAGGTGTTCCTATGAAGGATTGGGCATATCATTTGGATGAAGGGTGTGGGCTGTTCCCGCATGAATTACGAAGTATTCGTGCCTGTCAACTTTTGAGGGATTATGAGTATAACAACCAGAAATTACGTAAGTTCTTTGGATGGGCAGAAGATAGCCCAATGCCTGATCACTACATGGAACTAACAGCAGATGACTTGATACCATCACCTGAACGTATGCCTAAGTGATGAGGTTGAAATCTTTCATATAAAAAAAGATATAGTAAGACTTATATAGTAGTTTTACACTCTGTAGGGTGATTGAAATTATGAAGAAAGGAGAGAAGATGTCTGATGAGCAGAAATTAAAAATGAGTGAAACACGTAAACGTAGAGGTGTTGCATCTGGTGAGAAAAACCCAATGTATGGTAGGTCTGGGATATTAAGCCCTGTGTATGGTAAGTCGCAAACACCAGAGCATAAGAAAAAAATAGGTGACGCACAAAAAGGTGAAAAAAACCATATGTTTGATAAAAAAGGGACGTTAAATCCTAACTATGGTAAACACCCATCAGAAGCTACAAGAAAAAAACAAAGTGAAGGAGGAAGGGGCAAACATAGTGGTAAGAATAACCCTATGTGGGGTAAAAAACGCACACCAGAGTGGTGTATACAACACAGTAAGGATATGAAAGGTAGATTTTCTGGTGAGAAAAATCCATTTTATGGCAAGAAACACACACCAGAGACTATAAAATATTTAAGTGACATTACATCTGGTGAGAACCATCCCCAATATGGTAAACATAGATTACCAAATACTGTAAAAAAAATAAGTGAAAAAAATAAAGGCAGACCCTCTCCAATGAAAGGAAATACCTCCCCCATGTTCGGTAAACATCACACACCAGAGTCAATAATAAAAATGAGTAAATCCCAACAATTACGAACCGACCACAACAAAGGTGGAAATACACCACACACAGTCACCATAGCCCTCATTAGTAGCCAACTTGAAAGGCTTGGTTGGAAAGTACAAAGCTGGTCTACCACAGGTGAGAGATTTGTTATAATAAACGGACACAGATACTCACCAGACATCTATGCTACAAGAGGTAATGAAATACTGATAATTGAGGTTGGGGGTTGTGATAATCCAGAAAAACTACCTGATCTTATGACCAAATACGCCATTGTATTACAAGTACCCAAAATGTCGGTGGAACTCAGACCTATTGATCTTAAAGATTTAGTTAATTGGCAACACTTCAGCCACAACTTTTAATCACTCCCAATTCATATAATAGAAAAAGCATTTTCAAGATATATTTAATATTTCTAGTATCAAAAAACTACTTGTGATAGATCGAAAGATATATAAACATTTCTAAAGTACATAATACCAATGAACAAGAATACCTTAGATGTAATGTTCTCAAAGAAGTCCGATAACTGGGAAACCCCCCAAGATTTCTATGATGGACTGAACAAAGAATACCATTTTACCCTAGACCCATGTGCCATAAAAGAGAACGCAAAATGCCCAAAATTCTACACAATCGAAGATGATGGTCTAATTCAGAATTGGAAAGATGAAATAGTATTCGTAAATCCACCTTATGGAGATATATCGAGTTGGGTAAGTAAGTGTTATTATGAATATACTCTTTATAATGCAACTGTTATCCTGTTAATTCCTGCTAGAACAGATACAAAATATTTTCAAGAATATTGTCTGAGATGTACAAGCCTTGGGTTTGTTGAGGGTAGACTGACATTTGGAAATTGTGAATCACCAGCACCATTTCCATCGGTTATTGTGGTGTTTGATCCAAAGGAAAAAGATAAAACACAAAAACTATTTCGGATAAACCGACGGGGCATCCGAATTTAGAAAATTATATACCAGATGTTTATGAATATTCCAGATGTTTATGAGTATTCCACGTTTCGAGTAATTTAAAGTTATATTTTAATTATCATAAGCCTTTATTTTGAATGTAGTTTATGAAAATCGTCTAGCTTTAAATCCACCTCATAAATTTGTATGTCCAGCTTCTTGGCAATCTCAGCCGCAGAGAAACCTTCATCATGTAGCCTCAAAACATCGGCTTCTTTATCCTTTGTCCATATCATTTTAAAACACACCACTGACTTACTTTACTCTTTCCAACCAACGACACTTGGGGCACTTGAAATAGTTGTTTGTGTATCGGTATCCTTTGACAGATTTATACACCATGTTTGCCCCACACTTTGGGCAGACCTTTTTTGGTGATAGTTGTTTCTTTGGTCTGTACTTTTCTCGTTGCTTGATTCTATATTCATCATCCACACCATCTGGATTGGTAATCTTTTGCGGGTATCTCTCACAACCATGCTTTAACTTCTTGTCATAGTTGTCATAACATTCACCGCATGGTATTCCACAACGACTATAACCCATAACCTTTTTACTTACCATAGTGTGCCCTTCCTTGTATATAATCTTCAATATGCTCTGGATGCTTTGCTACTATATGTCTTCCATATCTGGTTTCTCCCTGTAAGACATCTATGCAATATTTACACTGGATAGGTTTGCTTCCCTTTCCCTTAACATACTTTCGACCAGTTCTGCCCATACATTATCCAATAAAGTATATGTCAGGTTACTTATAAACTTTTCTAGTTCTCATCGGAACTGAATTTACTTGCACACTCGTCACACATGCCCTGTTTGATATAATAATCCATAAATGGCATTTTTTTGTGACACTCAGAACAGCGTTTGTCTGGAAGTTTAAAATATGAAAGCATCTCAATGACTGGTTGATACCAGAATTGACCAACATTCACATCGACTTCACCAAGAGCATCCATTAATGACTCACAGGCATGAACATCATGCAGACTTGGTTTAAATTTTATTTTACGATCCACCAATATCTCTCAAAATACACAGCTATCTGTGTTGCTTATAAGCCTTTTGTTTTTCGGCTGAGAAATTCCCAACCATCCATATTTTTGTCAATCAGGTTAAGCCAACGACCATCGACCCTTGACCAACCAGTACCATAACCAACCTGTATTGTGATGAATGGTTTTCTACCTTTTATGATATTATACCTTGCTTCAACACGTGTATGCTTGGGTATGTCTTTGAACTTTTTTAATGTGAGGGCAGTGCCTAGATTTTCATATGTTACCTTTACAAGTTTGTGATTCTTATAAAAAGAATACTCAGGCATCTTCAATCACATTTTATATTCTGTTCTAGTATTTGTATCTTTCGGCTTGTGTGTGAACCTGAAATACTTTTCCCTGTTTTTCTTCAACGGACCAGAGTGTTTCTTGAGGTTGGACTTGGCTATTTTCGGTGTTTGATCTCTGACTTTCCCCGCCTTGGTAATTGAACCGTGCGTTCCCCGACCACCCTTCTTACCAGAAGATTGCTGTGCCTTTTCTAGCTTTTTATTTAATTTGGTTTCGGACATTACCTCTTACCCCTACCATGTCCTGTTGGTTCATAACAATCCCCAACCCATTTAACATAATGTATTCCACCATCTTTAGATTCAATCCATATATTACCATTATAAGGGTCTTGATAAACTGTTCGTTTTATCATTTTACCATTAAAAAAAATATTCTTTTTACCTATTTTTCTTATTTTTTCTATCATTTATTTTCCCGTCCTCAGCCACTTATTGTAGTTTTTGGTTTCCTTGTAGTAAACACCATACCCTTTCTTGGTACGCTTTACCTTTATACCAACATAGGTCTTATGTTTCATAACACCATGCTTGGTTTTTCTTAGACTCTTTGCATGTTCATCGGCTTCTTTTTTGGTTTCCCAAACATACGCTAATTTATATGACATTTTTTCACCTCTTTTCCCATTCTGCTTTTCCAGTTTTCTGGTTATATACCTTGGTTGGTCTGTGCCTGTACAATACATAAACCTTGATTCCCTTCTCCTTTGTTGGGAAGGTTTTTACTATGGTTTTGTGCCCACGTTTTCTATCAGACTCTGCCCATTCTAGAGCATGTGGTCTGTATGTGCTATGAGATGACATAACCTCATAACGTTTACCTCTGTAGATAATATATTCTGGAATTTCGAGTTTCATACCGCGTGCAATAATTGTGTGTGTCATTTACTTTTTACCACTTTTTTCTTACTCTTTCGTTTTCTGGTTTTTTTCTTCTTAGGAAATGCCATCCTAAACCCTTTTTTAGCAGAATCTCCAAATGCTTTGAATATCTCTGCCATTTTACTTTTCTCTCCAATAAACTACGTATTTATGATCTTCAACCACAATACGTGCTAAATCTCCATAATCATGCAAATGTTTTACGCTTTTCTCTGCAAGTTTCCTTGTAGGATATGCTTCATGGAACTTATAAGGCTTTCCATTAAAATCCTTATATGGAAATTTAGACTCTAGTTTCATTTTACTTTTTTTCCCTTAAGTTTACTTTCCAAACCTTTACCTTCACAGTCTTTGTTTTAGCAAGACCAGCACCCATGAAACCATGTGGGAAATATTGGAAAGTCTGATTCTTCCATCCTGCTGGTTTCATTCTTGAGGCTTTTATATAGAAGGCGGGTCCACCTGAAGATTGAACAAACCCCCTGTCCCACCAAGGTGCAGGAGATGGGTTGAATGTTACCATGTACTCTGATTTACTTTTACCAATTGCTCCCTCTATAACGCCATATGAAGTTGATCTAACAAGCATATCCTGAGAATTGATTGGCTTAACTACATCTCCGGGCATTGGTTTACTTCCACCAATACGCTTTGTCTTTTTAGAGTCTAAGTATAGTGGGTTTTTCTCCATTTTTTTATAGCTACCCATACGTATACCAAAGCTACCTCTGGTGTGTGGGCTTATCTTTTTCCCACTCTTTGTCTTATAACCGCTTACAATGTGTCTAAGTGGTGGACTTCTTTTTGTTACCATTTTTGTCTTTTCCTCACCCTACTTTTTTCTTCTGTTTTTGGAAATGTATGACTTTTTACCTTCTTGTGCAAGTAGTGTTTTCCAAATATAGTTAGCTTTCCGAGCCTGTGCTGGTTTCAAACGATGTCCAAACAGAATACCATACAAACCTTCACTTCCTAGATAGTATCTATAATCAGCATCTATAGAAATACCTTTTCTACGAATATACTTTGTTACCATTTTTAGTCTTTTCCTCTCTTCCTTCTCCAAACACCATATCCGTGTGGATGTTTTATCAGCTTGTAGTTACCCCTTCCATAAATGTCCTTACCCATCTTGACAGCTTGCGTTTTTAGGGGTGCTGAACCAGCCATCTCAAATCGTGTACCCTTGAGGATACGATCTGTAGTTGAGTGATGAATGTAGATAGCATATACTGTTTCTCTAGCATATGGAATCTTCTTAATGTAAATCATAGACTCTTTGAAAAGTTTGCGATCTTTACCTATTCTCTTTGCATCTGACATGGACTTTGCGTTCCATTCATGCCTGTAAATTAACCCGTTATGGGTTACTTCTTTGGGAATCTTCCCACCAGTTTGATATATAAATACCATTTTACTTAGACATCCTCTGCTTTTTTCTTCTTCTAGCTTTCTTTGCCCTACTTTTGTCACCCTTCCGTGACATTCCTCTATTTTTCATTATTACTTCTTTCTCCTTGTTTTTTTAACCTTCTTTTTTACTGATTTTATTTTGGGAATTGGTATGGGTTTGTTTTTTATGGTAGTTACCTGTAAAACAGGTGATTGTTTTGGCACAAACAACTTATTTAAAGTTGTTGGTTGTGTTGCTAACATACCTTTTGGCATTTTTACTTTTTCCTCCTATATACATCAAATACAGACTTACCATCATCAGTCTTGCGTTCAGCAACGATAGCTTGATATTTTCCAGATTCCATAATTTCTATTACCCTAAGTGCTGAGTTTTGTTTTTTTCTGAAAGTGGAATCATATCTGTAGAATTTACGTCTATATGTGGCTGTTAATGGATGATCTTGCATTTACTTTTTCACCCTCACGTAAATTACATAACGCTTTCCCAATTTAATCAATATAGTATTGTGTTCAGTAGTATTTAAATGTTATGATATAAAAACCACGATGAGGTTAATGAAAAATAAGTAAGTAAGCTACAACCAGAGCTACAATAGTAAAAATAACAACCATTACACTTACAGCAATCACGATGCCTTCAATAGCACTTTTGATAATATCATCAGACATGTTGATCATATATAAAATATATGCAGTTACCTATAAAGTTTGTGGTAATTAATATAAAAAATGGATTTTAATCTAAAACTAGACCTAACAGAACACAGGAACCACAATGTTTCTTGGTATCGTGAGATACCTTACTCCATTTCCAGACAGTGATTTTTCTGTAATGGCTGGATGGAATTTCTGATCTAACCATCTTACCAGTCGGTACGATGTGACCATACATACTCAGGTATCTAAAGAAACCACCAATACTAAAGGTTTCATTGTCAAGATACTGTTCAAGTCCAAGTTCCCTAAAATCATCGGATGTGATTGTAGGTTGATCCTTTGTCTTTGTGTAAAAAACCTTACCCAACAAACTATAGTTGTTTTGAATAATCTTATTCATTGTTTATCAAACCATAATATTTAACAACATATATAAACATTTCGGTTTAGAAAAAAAAAACAAAAACTGGAAAGATTACGGCAGTTATTTCTTCTTTGCTCTCCTTGTTTTCCAAGCCTTTTTAGCTGTGTTGCTTCTTGCATTGTGTCGAATTGTTTCCCAAGCCTTCTTAGCCGCATTGCTTCTTGCGATATGCTTATCTGGAAGGATTACTTTTGGTTTTCCCATATTGACCATATGCGAATGTACATGTGAGTATATAAGTGTTTCGGTTGCCCATCTAATGCCAAGATTGAGAAAGACAAAGGTTTAAATACTAAACTTATATTTAACTATCGTTTATGTTAAACCAGATTATTAATGGTGATTGTTTTGAAATAATGTGTTCAATACCAGCTAATAGCATAGATTTAATTATATTTGATCCACCTTATAATATTGGTAGTGATTCAAAACTCACTATGATTGGCAACAATCCAATGTCTACAAATGTTGCTTGGGGAGATGATGGGTTTGTCGATACTTTTAACAAAGAAGATTATAATGATATAATGGAAAAATCGGCTGTAGAATTTTCACGTATTCTGAAACAAGATGGTTCTGTTATTGTTTTTTATAATAGAGGATACGATGAGTGGCTTTCACCACTAAAACTGGCGTTTAAATATAGAAATCTTTTTGCATTTATAAAAAGAAATCCTGTACCGCACATACGTAAAAATAATTACAGAAGTGGTTTCGAGTTAGCAATGTGGCTAAGTAGGGAGAAATACAAACTGAATTTCTTTAGCCAAGATGAAATGATAAATGTTTTTTATGGAAATATTGGTGAAAAAGAGACAGAACATCCAACAGAAAAATATAGGTGGATGATTCAACCACTTATAGAAAGACATAGTAAAGTTGGAGATTTAATTTTAGACCCTATGTGTGGTTCAGGAACGACTTGTGTAATTGCCAAAGAGTTGGGTAGGAATTTTATAGGAATTGAATTAGATAAGAATTATTATGAGATGGCGTTAAAAAGGGTAAATTTAACCATTGCAGATGATACAGCCTCTTTTTTTAATGACTAAATATAGAAAACCTTTTATACTACATAATACCACCTATGTCTGGATCGATATGAATAAAGAAAATGTAATCAGAGAAATACCAAAGAAAGATGTGTATGTATTACCATCTGAGATAAATATTACTTATTTTAAAAATCTCAGATCAAAACCCGAAATTGAAACACTAAAACAAAGTGTTTTGAGGTGTGGTATAGAAAGACCCATCATTGTTGTAAAAGATAAATTTGGTAATTTTTACGCATTAGATGGTGTAACAAAAACACTTATAGCAAGGGAAGTTGAAAAAGGTTTACACCTCAAACCAGATGGCACACCATATACCTTGGAAGATATTAATTGGAGAATATTAGTTGACAAAAAGCCGTTTGAGGAATATGATGAAATATCTATTGGGAAGGCAAAATTAAGATATAATTTAAGCACACCAAATAAACTAGATGATCCCGGTAACTTTGTTTATAGTACAATTGCACCAAAAATTGCTATTGATACATTTGGTAAACCACTCGATGATCTATCCAGAAAGGAACGACATTTTGTAATAAATGCGGCTAAACAAGACCTGTTAGCAGATGGTACTTTTAGTGAAAATTACATAAATAAATCAGTAAAATTAGCCGTTCAAAAAGGGCTAAGAAATGTTGATGAAGAAATGGAAGAGATCATTAGTGAGGGTAAAATAAAAGACTCAAATATTCTCTCTCAACTTCAAAAAGTACCAAAGTCACCGCAAAAGAAAGAAATAGTAAATATTATAAGAAATATGGTATACCGTGATGGTAAAAAAGAAGATGTTAAACAAACACAGGACATACGTAACACATTGGAATTTTTGAGACAAAATTATGCAAGAAAAAAGTTTCCATTAGAAGATTATGCAAACGAGTTTAGAAAAAGACTACCTATACAACATACACTCAAAAATAAGTTAATTACAAACATACCCAAAGAATTGTTAGACAATATATTTAAACGTGCAAAGGAAACAAAGCGAACACGTAGCGAAGTTATAATTGAAGCACTCGACTACTACTTTAATAAATATATACCAACCAACTAAAAATTTCAAAATATTTAATATTTATTATATTATATCTATCATAATTCGCTCTCTATTAGGTATGTATTTATTCAGAATTTTTAATTTAGTGATTACAATTATATAGTCACCATGATTTGTTTTTAAAGCATAAGCATTATAACCAATATCTCTAAAATGATAAATAATAATTTCCACCAGATCATATAAAGCACCTTTACCTGTTGGATATGGATGACCATATATTGAAACATTATTTTTATTACCATACATACTTGTTGGCAATCCACAGAGACTTGAAAGAAACCAGATTGTACTATTACTATGTTTCACAACCTCTTCCATAAAGGGTGAATGTGCTTTTTCTATTCCACAAGCATCCCAAACAGAACAATCAGCATATTTTCCCAAATTATCAAAAGATATTTCACCTATAAATCGTGACTTAGTAATATCTGGGTTTACCCAAAACGTAAGTTTTTTTTGACTTTTCATTTCACTTACATCATTACCACAAGCAAAAACAAAAAACCCAAAACTTAGAGCCAAACCAGCCGTTGACAATAAAGTATCAGAACGTTTGCAACATAAATCTCTAAATGTTCCGTATGATTTAAGACCAGAATCAACTAGGATATGTAATATATATTTGAGTATATTATATTTATCTATATTCTCTTCTCCGCTATATGGTTTTATTTTTGGCAATCCTTTCATACTTATAAACGGTACTAGGTCTGTGCTAATTGGTTTACCACCGCATTTGTCCAGTAATCTAATGTTTAGCTTTTCTTTATCTAAAGTATGTCGTGATGGCATATTTTCATATGGCTTGTATTTATACGGTTCTTCCCACGTTATCAAAGATGGCAACTTCTATATCACCTTGAACATATATAATATGTAGTATAAAAGTTTTTCGATCACTACTGATCTCCCACCTGCTGAGACAGAGATTTTTCGTAACTTTCTCTACTTAATATTGGGTATGATTTTACCACACGGTCTAACTCAGCCTTGAACCTATAGTTTATGTTATTTTCAATGAGATATGTTATGAGTGTTGGTACATACACTCTGTAAGATTCGAGTTGGAATCCCATATAGTTTGCGACACCAACTATCCAACGGTCAACAAAAGGATGTAGTTGTTTTATGATTTCAAGTGGGTCTGTATGTCCTATGATCCAAGGCTCAATTGAAACGAGTGTCTTTATTCCCATTTCCTTGGCTTTTTTCAACACCCTAACCTTCTCCGATGGTAAACTAGAATTTGGTTCATATTTCTTATATGTTATATCATCCAGAGAGGTTATAGTGAAGCCAACTTCAACATTTTTATACTGAGATATGAGATCAAAATCATCTTCAACATCAGACGATTTTGTGAGAATTAATATGTGGTGTTTAGATTTGAGCATAACTTGTAAGACTTCTCTAGCCCATTTCAACGTCTTGTTTAAAGGTTGATATGCATCACATGTGGAACAAAAGAAGAAAACTCCGGGTGGAATACCCTCTAGAGCCTTTTCCAAAGCAACCAAATCTAGATTTCGCTTTTTAGGTTCATTCCACACTTCTACCCACTTGAAACGATCATTCATTAGTTTTGCATAACAGTATGTGCAATTGTGGAAACAGCCCTCATAGATATTGATGCCATAATCACACCACTCAACACCACTATCAAAGTTGAATTTTTTTATAAGGTTGTCTTTCTTATCTTTCTCTCCTTTCTCCTTTGTTTTCTTCACTTTTTTATAAGCACCAGAAATTGATGTTTCACCACTATACATATCTTTTTTAACTTCGTCTGTAGCATTTTCAATAACATACAATGCTCTCTGTGCTGTGGCTGGACTCATACCAACTTTTTCTGCTAAAAGTTCTCTTGTATTTCCAATTGGTGTATCACTTGATACACCTCTTATATCTACATGTTCTTGGCGTGTCTTTCGTAACCATTCAATATAATTTGATTCGACTTTTAATTTTTGTGCTGGCGTGAGTTGCCGTCTTAGAAGATTATCGTTCTTAGCATATTCCATTATTTCCTCAAAATCCTTGAATTCCTCCAAAATATAAGGAAATTCCTTTCCTAGCTTTGTGGCAAGTGTATGACGTTTATCACCACATACAATCGTACCCTTATACTCTTCAGGTGAATTAGCAACAACACCTTTAACCAAAATGCCACGTTTCTGAATATCTTTTTCTAACTCATCATATATTTCTCTTTCATCTAAACCAGCAAACAAACTACGAATTGTTTGATTAACCTTTAGTTCAATCATTGAAACATATAAGCATCATAGTTATTTATAAGCATTTCGGTTGTTTGCCTAATATTTTATTAAAAAAGCTCATCAAAAAAGATGAGTATTACACTATCTAAGCCTAGAGAAAGTCCAAGAGTAATAAGGAAGCCACCAACACCACGTTCATAGGTATTGGCAAAAACCATAGCGTTGGTATAAGTGCCAATACCCGGCATTTCATACCACATACCAAAGAGGAAGATATCTATCCCCAACATCATAAGGATTGGAATTATTTTTCGATCCATTTTGCATCACACACTACAACGGCTGTGGTGTATATAAGAGTTTCGGTTTCATAACCACAACCTTTTTAAGCAAGGTTGATAATGCAATATACGATATAATGACAACTAGAAAAACAGTATCTTTGATGTGGGAAACAGATTCCTATGATGACCAACCAAAAAGAAAAATTTGGCGTAGAGTTGCATATTCACATGCTATATCCTATGAAGATGCTCTATATAAATTACTTCCAAAATTATCCCAACATTGGGGATTACCACTTGAGGATAGATATTTTCTAGTTTGGGGATTATCACCAAACTATGAAAACATTACTGATGTTTCTAAGGCTGTTGTCAATAGATTAAAGAAAAATGCCGAAAGATCAGCTAAAAGGATGATGAAAGTACTTGAAAAGAGTTAGAATTTATAAGGGAAAGAAGTACACCTGTGACCCGTATTATTCCAAGTCCGTGAGGTTGTGGATTTGTACACTCCGTGATGCTGAGACAGACGATGAGGTTGCAAAGGAATCTGGTTACGGAATGACCATGCACGAAGCTATTGATGATGCTTTCTACAAATTAAGAAATATGCCTTTGGGTTAATTTTTTTATAAACATTTATATTAGGGCAACCACCAAGCACCCTTATTATGATAGAGTTTATCATAGCTCTTTGAAACCTCCCAATTCTCTAAGTCTGCAATAACAGAATGTAATGATTCGTGCCCTATGACATCTACTAAACGATCAAAGAAATTAACATCAAATAGTCTGTCACCATTTGCTTTTACAAAATTTACTGGCTTATCCACATCTACACCAGAAAGAGATAACCAAATTGACTTGTAACCATCCTCTTTCCTTAGACATACAAAACCAAAATCTTCTGGTTTACGTTTATAGATTGTGAAATTATCACATACCATTTTTAGACACCACGAATTAATTTATGTTTTTTGATACTCATCAACAACCAAATAAGCCAAACTCTCTGATTCAGGACATCTCTCGCAATATCGGAGATGTTTATTCACAATTTTCCACTTATGACCAAGTATTAAACATACTATATTCATTCCCACACACTCTTCCCAGTTATATCATCTAATGTAGGATATATTACAGTGATATAAAAACCTTCCGATATTAGTAGTTATCTTATATAAATATAATATAATTCTGGGGTTTCTACTCCATCTACGCTTCCACTTTCTACTCCTATTGTATGATATAACCTATAAACCGAAACACTTTTATATAAGTTCGGTATTTTCATATACGGTAGAAAACATGAACAAAGTGTTTGGAATACTGACGTTGGTGATACTCCTACTAGGATTAGTATCCGTAGTAGGTCTTAAAGTGTCTGCGTGTGACACGAATGATAATGGGAACAACGGAATCCCCGGTCAAATTCAGCATCTACAGGATGAAATAGATGCTCTCAGAACTCTTATCAGTGGACTCACTAGCACTCCCGGTCCTCAAGGTGCTACAGGAGCTACCGGAGCTACAGGTGCAACGGGTTTAACTGGTGCTACTGGTGCGACAGGTGCTACAGGAGCAACAGGAGCTACTGGTATGACAGGAGCAAAGGGCGATACAGGAGCTACTGGTTCTAAAGGAGCTACAGGTTCAACGGGAGCTACTGGTGCTACGGGAGCTATTGGGGCTACAGGTCAAACAGGTCAAACAGGTGCGATAGGTTCAGTAGGTTTAACAGGTGCTACGGGTGCGACTGGTGCGACAGGTGCAACCGGAGCCACAGGTTCCACAGGAGCTACGGGGCAAACAGGAGCAACGGGGCAACGGGGAGCTACTGGTGTTCAGGGACCGCAAGGAGAACAGGGTATTCAGGGACTTACAGGTACTACAGGAGCTACGGGTGCAACCGGAGCAACGGGGGCAACTGGGGCACAGGGACAACAAGGTTTGAAAGGTGACACAGGTGCAACAGGACTGATGGGACCACAGGGTATACCGGGCATAGCAGGTGCAAATGGTGAATCAACACCGATTTGGTCATCACTTCTTTCGGTGTTAGCAATTGCGTTCTCGATAGTAGCCATAGTGACAAACGTATTCCACAAGAAACAATAAACCATCTATCTTCCCTTTTTTATTTTTATTATCATATAAATATTTCTAACCAACCACAAAGTTTATAAATGAGAACGGTTTTCATATATAACTGATAGAAGATGTTTAACAAACTAAGTTTAGGAATGTTTATTATACTTATACTAGGCGTAATGTCTCTGGGTTTAGCTTCAGCTACACCATCACCTACGATCATGTTGAATCCATCTACAGGTGTGACAACAACAATTATGGGTTCTGGATTCCAAGCCAACCAGACTATCAAAATATATTGGAACACAACACAGATGGTTACAATTCCATATAACATCACCTCTGACTCTCTGGGTGGTTTTGTATGCATGGTCACTGCTCTAGATCAAATGGGTGGGAACTTTACAATTACTGCTGTAGATACTGCCCTCACTTCTGATACAACTTCAGCAAACTTCACCGTGCCTATTCTAAAAGGTGTTACAGGTTCTAACGGTACAAATGGATCAACATGGTATAGTAGTGCTACAATACCAAATGTAAATTCAACAGGTGTAAATGGTGATTTCTGCCTCTATACAGGAAATTCAACTGTTTATGAGAAAATATCTGGTTCATGGGTTTTCACAGCAAACATTAGAGGATTAATAGGTAGAACTGGTGCTACAGGTGCTAGAGGTGCAACAGGAGCCACCGGAGCCAAAGGTGCTACTGGTACAACTGGACCTGTTGGACCAATAGGTGTTACAGGAACTACAGGAACAATAGGTAAAACTGGTCCTATTGGTGAAACGGGTGCTACGGGTTTACAAGGACCAAAAGGTGACACAGGCACAACAGGTTCAATAGGAGCAAAGGGTGACACAGGTGCTACAGGGGCTACGGGTGAAAATGCAGACTTAACCTTAGTATATGCCTCTCTAGTATTGGGTGCTGGGGCTATAATCGGTGTACTCTACCTAAACCACAGAGAAAATGGATATTAAAAAATTTACTCAATAATGATGTGATGTGTCTCTTTACCTATATTTTTAGCATAGTTCATTGCCCACATTCCCCCAGACCATTTTCTTCCTTTTGGGTCGAGGCAATAAAGAACATCACACATTTCTGCTACCTCTATGTTTCTAGACTTATATCCCTTCATTTTTTTAGTATTATAGTGACACGTTTCATCTGGGTATATTTTACTCAACATTGTTGGTTTCTCAACATCTTCAAACTGGTTAATTTCTGGATATTTTATATCTTTAGGAATTCCTAAACTATCAGCTATAATTTCTGCCCATTCATCTATCCCACCACAGAATTTGATTTTTTCATTTTCAGAAGTTGCACCACCACAGCCACCAGAAACTAGAGTTATATCTGTCCTATCCTTATATTCACCATCATATCCAGTAGGATCAATTTTTCTTGGTGTTTCATCAATAAGAATTTCTCTGATCTTTTTTACAGCTTTTGTTCTCTGATTCGGTGTCCACTCACCACCTTCTGATCCAACAATTGCAACATTTCTCATTGGAACTACTCTTCTTGATTCCAAGTATTCTGCATATCTTTACCAGTTATAACTGTGAATATTTGGGAACCTGTGTAGAACGGGTTGTTCTCACCAATATAGGTATCATACTTTTTGATAATCAGCTTATAATCATAAGTCTCAAAGTCAAATATGTGTCCTGTTTGATCTTCCATGTTAATTCTTTCACCCATCTCATAGAACGCCTTGCGTAGACCCACAGACTTACAATCTATATAGAAGATTGTTGGCTCTTTAAAATGGTGTAACATACTTTTCATGGTGTTGGCTATGAGTCCTATGCAATCTTCCATCTTGTAAAAGTCCTCACCATGCTTGAACACTCTATATGCCTTGAATTGTCTCTCACCTAGAATGAACGCCTGTACATCTACCTTTTCCTTTGAACGAACCTCAACGAGCATCGGAAGTTGATAAGCACTCCTTTTTATATCTGTAACGATTGGCTTCATTTTACTAACATAAATTCCCCAAGCACCAAGTTTGTATGCAAGATAGTTGGGTTGTGCATTTTCGGTAACTAAAATCTTGGAAACTTCCCAATTCTTTTCGATATCAGATAGGTTCATAACTGTCGGAAGATAGGGATATATCAGAGTATTTAAGGGTTTTGGTCTTTATCCCCAAACCAAGCCCATTTAGGTATCTTTCTACCTTCAGCCATGTCACTAGCAGATGTGATTTCACTATGACTAATAGCAAAATCATAATGAATATCTGTCTTTTCTAATTTTCTCTTTATAACTTGTTCTGTCAATTTATCAAAACGATCACATTCGCCTGTGGCATACATACTCCTACCACATTTTCTACAAATGTTTGTAACACTTGATTTATATCCACATTTTGGGCATCTATATACTGGATAGAATATATTCTCCTTAGTCTCTATACTTTCTTTAATACAACATCACCCAACCTTTGTTTGTGTGCAGAAATCAATTGAGAACAGGGATGTAAAACACATTGTCTCTTATTACACCATTGCCCATAGAATTTTGATTTTAGTATGTTGCATTTCAAATTAAACCCTTCCCCTTGTGCCAAGTGCCCTATCTAACATACCCAGAAGTGATCTTGCATCGTCTTTGCCTAGTAGATTATATAAGAACTTTTCGCTGAAAAAGGGTGCATCCTCATCACCATCACTGTAATAACCACTCTCCTTGAAGTTCACACCAGCTTGGAATTCCTCTGGTTTCCACTTGTATAGTTCTTTAACAGCCTTCTCTGTACCAAACATTTCAGGATGAAGTCGTGCTAGAGTCCAACGCATTGCATCTAAACCTTCTTTCATATGATGCAGGGTATAGTATTCATCATCCTTATCCTTCCTCTTTACCTCTAGCTCTTTTGTAAGTGCTTTACCAATTTTTGGTGGTAACTCTACATATTCGCCCTCATATTCTAGCATAGTGACTTTCTTATCAGTGAATTTCGGTAGGATTCTTACTCTCTCTTCAATGTCACTCATATCATTCACCCTTGAGTTTCCTGAAATATCTTTTCGGCTTCAACCAAGTCTTGGTCGAATACCATACCAGCTAGTTCATCGGCTATTACTTCACTTAGATCACTGCACTCATCCAAGGTGACATTCATCTTGGAAAGGTGCATAGTCTCAAAGGGATTTGTCATATGCTTGAAACAGACGGAAGCATATGCCAACAGCTTTCTATATCTTGTTTTGTCCATTTTTCATCACTTTTTCTTTCTCCTAACTTCTATAAATTTTCCATTAACTAGATAATCGCTGATTTCATCCGAAACATATGTGATACACAGTGTTGCATTTGTGAAGAGATTTTTATTAACCTCATCATTATCTGTTGTAATTATAACATCTGGGTCGTGGTTAAAAAATATTGAGTCGAGTGTGAATAGTTTACCATTTATTCTAATTATTTTTTCATCTTCCATTTTTCATCAATCCGCATTTGACCAATCTGTATTTGCTTCTACAACGTCATATACCATACTATACAGATGTTTAAAATTGGTACGGTCATAGACTCCAAGCAGACCATCACCATAACCATTAAGCCCATAATCAGGAATTATTATTGTCCCAATCTGATACCAACCATTCCTTATGATAAACCCATTTTGGATGTAAGTGCCTCTGGAATCTGCACCAAATATTGTTTTATATAACTTTTTCTTTAAATCTATCTCCAATCCTTGAGAGATATATTCGACACGACTAATATCATACTTGTCGTGTGGAATGATTTTGCCATCTTTACCAATCTTGTTGAGTGTGCTACGGTTGGATAAAACAACCAAATCAGAATACTTCATTTCGTTTCACCATTTACTTTCTCAACCCAAGCATATGTTAATGCTGGGAAGTGCTTTATCTCCTTTATGTTTTCGAGCAGTACTATTTTTTCTCCTGTCTGATGGTAAACAACACCATACGTCAATATTTTTTGGTCGGCTTGTTTCCATTCTGGTGGTGCTTTTGGATTGAATAATTGCCATCTTGGTGGTCTGCCATAGAGTCCTCTATATTTTGTAAGCCACCAGCCTTGTTTGAGTTTTTCTAGAACTTCTTTGTATTTCATCTTAGATCACTTTGTTGGTCCAGTTCAAGAGACATAGTTACGTTCTTCTTGATCTTGTAGATTGCTTTAACTTCAACAATAATATCATCTTCAGCCAAGCTACCATCCTTGAGCCATTCTTGAAGTTCCTTATCATCCTCTATAAAGCACCAATCCTTGTCGTAACTGTGCCCAAGATGGACATACTTACCAGAATCTTTTATGGTCATTTATGCTTACCATCATACCTATCCACGTAGGTAGTATTTAAATTTTTTGGTTCAACGATTCCTCAAACATTTTACATGATGTACTTTTCCATAATAACATTTGTGTTGCTTATGATCTGCTGTGGCACAATACATACCACACAAATCACTGTAAGCAATATTACATGGCTTTTTTCTTATTTTTCCAAATAAAACATATGCTATTACACTCATCTTTGTTGTTCCTCTTCCTTGAGTCTTTTTTTCATACGCCTTTCTTTCATTTCTTTCTTGGTATGTGGCTTTGGTTTAGCATTTCTGCTTAACACTTGTCTCTCTTTCTTTGAAACACCAGACTTTCTCTCTTCTATACTCTCTGGTGTTATCTCTTTAGGTTCTCCTTTTTCACCCATTTATTTTCTCACCTCTTTACCGATACATCCCAATAAACATCATACTTCCCAAGCAAAATAAAAATAAGCAACCTGTACCATACCACGCCAAACATATCAAAAGTTCAAACAATCTATGTTCTTTATTTTTATCTTTTAAATAATCTCTAAATGATTGATAGCAATATAACCATGTCCAACCAATGAAAACTGTCCCAAGCATCCCCCACAATAAAAAGACGATAAAATAAGAACATCCGGTTGTCAATCAACTTCACCCTCTTCTCTCTTCAATCTAGCCATTGTATCAAAATGTAGCTCTACGATTGACCTATGTGCCTTCTGGTTTGGTGGTGTCCAAGGGGCTGTATAATATATGTAACCATTTCTTGACAATTCGAAGAACCTACCTAATATAGTTGTGTTCGGATACTTAATTAATATTTTGTCGTTGAATTGTAATTTTTTAGCGGTTTCTAAATCCATTTTATGTCAACCACTGCCCACTTATTAGTCTAAAACTTGCATCTTCAATGTGGAATAAATTGTCATACAATACTTCACTATCAATATCTGGATCGGTGAGATATTGCATCACGAAAAGTCGTGCTGTGTACCGATCTGGAACATTGTCAAACAATTCATTCATTTTATCATGTATTTCTCTAAGTTTGATTGATATTGTTGTATTTGGTGCTATATAGTGGTATTGTTTGTAGACCATAGAATTTGGTACTTCATCTCTTGCCCAACGTACAGAATGTATAGTTGTAATATCAACAGCCATAGCCCACAATAAAGTTGGGAAGTGTTTTAAATCTGGTATGAGTTTAGCTTCACGTTTCAATTCACGAATTTCAATCACAAGTGCTAATATTTCACTATTTCTTTTTAACATATCTTGAGACATTGTTATCACTCCACGATCCTAACGAAGTGATGTTCACCACCCTTGCGACAGTAGAGGCTCCCGGCGATAGGCTCCTGCGAGTCTGTTTGAAATTCTATCACAGCCTTGGGTTTTCCATCGACCATTATTGGTGGATATTTGAGTCCCAATTGTTGTTGACCACCATTCTGTCCGTGCCAATTTGTGGCATCCTCAGATTTGCATAAGTCCAGAATGATATGAAACCCACCTGACGTTTCCGTGACCATGAACTTTTTATAAGAGGAAGTATGATCCATAACATCCTTAGCGATAGTTGGGTCAAGTGTATCAACATCAACGGTACAGAAGTGTGTTCCCTTAGCCTTGTTCTTGTGCAAATCACCAAAGAAACGGGAATTCTCCATTCCAAGGGCTATATCTGAACTTTGGTCACGTGAGAGCATATGAGTGACATTATCCTTCATAAGCTGTGCAACAGCCTGATATACACTTCTTGGGCTAAGTGTAGCTAGTATGCCCATAGCCTCTTTTGGCATCCTTGGAATTGACTTCTTTTCTGTCTTTACATCATAGAAGCCGTAATGTTGTAGAATCGCTAAGTTGTGAATTTTTGTGAAGTACCTGTCACGCCATGTGGCTCTGATCTCTCCATAGTTGAATTCATCCTGTTCGCCAACAGTATCTGGGTTGGTCATTATAGCACGAATTATGTCCCGTTCAACTACAAGATCGCTAAGTTTGTAGCCAAGCAATTCCTTGACCTTTTTTGACCTGACACAGAGCATTGCAAGATGTACGGTTGGTGGACTTACTGTTAAGTCTGGAAGGCGTTTTATGAATTCTTTAACATCTGATTCAACGTATTCCACAGGCATAGCTATCACAGGCTCAATATGACGATGTTGTTTATAAGTGTTTCGGTTACTTTATTATTCGTATGTGCATATAACTACTGGATTCGATTTGGTCCCACGATTCTTCTATTGAAAGATAATCATCTTTACGATTGTAGTTTATATTTGCCTTTTTCAAAGCCATTTCTAGTTTATCTGCCGATAGGTCATTCACAAATGAAAGATGATTATTATATTTAACTTTATAGCCTTTCACAAGTTTATATCTATAACTTGCCTCATAAATATCAGGTTCCTTGACTAATTTGGTTTTGTGTGATTTATCTAAAACTTCCATATAATCAACACGTTCCAGTATTTCATTATCTGCAAGTACTTCTAACGGTTCACGGTAATTTGGGTGTTTCTTCCAGAATATTGGACTATCGGATAACATACAAATTGATTC